TCAGCACAGGACGACGATATCGCCATCGGCTACCCGTTCAGACAGAGCGGTCAGCTTGCCGATGCCCTCCCGTAGAAATCGGCTGAGCTGCTCGATGCACTCGCGCTGGTCCTTAGTGAGACTGAACTCAGCCTCCATGCTTTCCATGAGATCAAGGCAGCACTGGTTGAGAAACCCCACTTCCAGTAGTTCAGCCCGCAACCTTTGCCTCAGTACCTCGTCCATCCCAAGGTTCCTATCTACTACTCGACATCAGACTTTCGGAACGTGGCAAAAACGAGAACGCCATCACAACTACCTATTCAGGTAGTGGATACCGCGCTTTGATCGCCTGGACAGCTGCGACCCATGCCGCCAGGTCCGGCTCGGTGCCAGCGGCTATGGCGTCAAACTCGGCCTCCAGGCGCAGCGGGTCGGACTCGGTGCGATAGGCCTGGCGGCGTAGCTCCTGGACCTCGGCGAGGAGGTCGTCGGGATGGAACGCCAGGTCGCCGACCGGGACGCCAGCGAGTGCTGCGGCTTCGTCAAGCGACCCGGCCCACTCTGCGAAGAACTCGCCTTTCAGTAGAACTCTCTTGGTCATTGTCATGCGCTCTGTGAGTTGACTGTTGCAATGGGCGCGAAGTGGATTCCGGGGTCAACTAGCCCCCCGAAGAAAGCGGGACACGCCATAGCCGCAACCCCGCCTAGAGTCATGTAGAAGTACGGAAAGCTGTTGTCGTACCCTTGCGCGGATCGCTTCGAAAGACGGACATGCTTCCACCCATCAGCGGGGGTTAGTACCTGCCCCGGTAGAACGGGTTCGCCGTTTAGCCATATCCGGTAATCTGTCGTCGGAACCCCCGCCGGCATGAAATGGAGCGATCCGGTTTCAGCGCGCACCCACAGAACGGCCGTACTCCATCCATCGGCGATGAACAGCGCTCGCGATACGTTGGTCATTTGAAGATAGCGGGTAGTCCCGTCGAGCCCAGAGGAACCCGTTGTCGCGTTCGGCCCTGCTGTCACCAGGGCGGTATAGAACTCCACCCCGTAGCGGGCAAGGCTGCCGCTCGGCCGCCCCATCGCCACTAGCAAATCTTGGACGCGCTGGTTGATGTTGCCCGCCGTCCCGCCGTTTGTGGTGTTGTCGTAAATATACTTCCCGCCGTCCGTAATCGTCGCCCCGTTCCACGGCGAGAGGAACGTGCTGGAAAACGACCCAGTGAAGCGCAGAATCAGCGGATTGATGATGCCGGCGAATCGTCCGCTGTCGGGCATCAGATTGAGAAACGGCATGCCGTTGAGGTCTGCCACGGCAGCGGTTCCAAGCTTCCCCCACGCCCCGTTGTTGCGTGCGTAGTTGCTGCCATCGCTGGGCGCGTCCGACATACCGCCCACCAGCTCCACCCAGGCGCTGCCGGAATACTCATACGTCTTGACCTGCCCGCTCGGCGTCGTCTCGTTCGCAACCTGAACACGCCAGCCCAGCCTGGGTGGCATGTACTCCCAAATAGCCGTGGTCGCACCCGTTGCCCACCAGCGCGCCAGGCGGTTCTGATTGGAGCCGGAGCCAGTGAAAATGTACGTGTCCCCCTCGGCCTGGCCGGTTGTGGGCAGTGTGGCGACGCGCCCCTTGACCACGGGCTGGCGCAGGAAGTCATCCCAGCGCCACATCCGAATCAGATCGTTGTAATGCCCTTCTCCCGGCAAGCCATTGATCAGCAGGCCGGTATTCGGTCCCATATAAAGAGTCACGGTGCTACGCCTCCAAGTTCCTCGCCGAGGCGGAAGCCAAGGCCGTGTCGTTCGATTGTGATGTCGTGCTGCTGCCAGGATTGGATGCCGTCGCGGACGCTGCGCAGAACCACGCGCACGTCCTGGAGCGGGCCATCCGCCATGACCTCGGCGAGTGGATAGGACCAACTGCTGGTGGTGAGGCCGGCGTAGGTGCGCTTCAGCGTCGTGCCGCTGTAGACCAGGAGCGTAACCGTCGCCCCATCTTCGGGTCCGATGTTGCCGACCGTGGTATCGATCAACTGGTCGGCCTGGCCGATCCGGTCGCGCTTCGCCCAGCTCACCGACAGCGCCCCGTAGACTTTCGTTGGGTACGCGCTGCCGTTGATGCGGAACTGGCCGGGCGGATACGGCTTACCTTGGCGCCCGGTCAGGGTGAGGCTGTCGGTGGCGGCCAGCGCCGGGGCCAGTTGGCCCTCGCTGGTGTTCGTCAGCAGCCGGGCCTGGAGCGTCACGCCCTGGCTGTAGACCGTTTCGTCCACAGCTTCGAACGTGTCGTAGAACCAGACCCGAGCCCCGGCCAGATGCTTGGCCGGTACGGTATCGGCGCAGCCGCGCGCGAGGGTGACCGTGCCGCTGGCGTAGTTGACCGCATCGACCCGGACTATCTCGTCGTCCACGACTGCGGCCTGGCCGACAGTGACGTCCTCCAGCCGGCTGGCGTTCGTCAACGTGACGACGTTCGGACCGGCCGCCAGCGGCAGCTCGGCGGCGAGTAGTCCGGTCGGGCACCAGTCGCCGGTTCCGCGATCAACGAACGCGCCAGAGCTGCCGACGCGGTCGGTCAGTGTGTAGCTCTGCGACAGGCTGGTCGGCGCCTCGGCCAGCGCGGCCAAGTAGGACGCGCTCACGTCCAGGAGCTGGAGATTTGCCGGATCGATCACGCCGGCCAGTTCGCGATAGGGTGCCTCGATCAGGCGGCGCACAGTGATCGCCCGAGGCGTCCGGTCGGGCGGAATCCAGCCCGGTGGTGGCGGCGCCACGCCGGTTGTCGCCGGCAGATTGAACTGATCCTGGACGACGGTCAGGGTGATCTTGCCGTCGCCGAGGAAGTTGTCCTCGATCCGGCCGACCCGAACGACGGTTTCAGGGATGCCGCGCCGGGTCGAACGGATGCGGATCGGCTGGCCAGGGTTCAGGCTACGGGCGCGGCGGTCGAACACGCCCTTATAGCGCTTCAGGCCGGTTGTCTTCAGACGCATTTCCCGCTCACCGACTCGCCCGGCCAGCTCCCCGGTAGGCACGCCCAGGAACTCGATTTCCTCAGACGAGCGCCGCCCCTGCGACGCAGCGACCGCGTTGTTGTTGACGATGATTTGGCGCTGCGCCCCGTCGATCTGGTCGATGTATTTCACGATAAGCTGGCTCGGCGCCAGGGAGGTCGAGCCGGTCTTCTCCTGAGTGATTTCCAGGAGGCCGCTGTCCTCGTCGAACAGCGGCAGGTCTGCGACGTTATAGTCGTCCCGCAGGAGCCGGATGCTGATCTGTCCCGTCTGACGGTTCGGGTAAACCTCAGCGCCGATATGCGATTTCACCGTCTCGCAGAAGTTGGCGAACGTGTCGGACCTGGTCCATTCAAAGCACAGCCCGAAACCCTCGGCATACAGCTTGTCAGCAGCGGCCCGCCAGCTCGCCTCGTCCATTCGCGTGCGGGCCAGTCCCCGGAAGTCCCGGCCGGTGTAGACGAGATATAGGATGTGCGCCGGGTTCATCGCTTTGATCTGACCGTCCGCGAGCCAGATAAATTGCTTTTCGGGATACCAGGGGTTGCCGTCCCACAGGCGGTTCCCGCCTCGACGCAGAATTTCCCAGGTCTTCGGGTAGGGGTTCATGGCGGTGACCAGGCCGGAATAGAACCCAGTGGTTACACCACGGAACGCCGGCACCAGGCCGCCAAGCATGGCCGCCAAGCGCGGAAGGACGCCCTGGTCCTCTTCGCCAAACAGAACATCGAGCGTTCCGTCGAGGCCGCCTTCGCCCTTCTTCCCGCCGAACAGGTCCGGCGCATTGATGCGAACCTGGCCGTTACTGGTGATCGAACCCTTCCATGCGGTCTTTCCGCTCGCGCGGATTGCGCAGACCTCGTCGATCTTCTTGCCCAGGGCGAAATGGATGTCAAAAAAGTATTCGAACCCGACCGTCTGCGCCTTCGGTTTAGCGCCCATCGGCTACCTCCTGGCGTGCATGTTCAACCAATTTGAGCGCGAGCGCGTCGCCGGTCGCGACCAGCACGTCGGCCTCAATGCCGTCCCGTAGGAAAGCCATCCAGTCCAGGCCATGGCGCTTGAAGAACTCCCTCGCCTGGCGATGGCAGTAGCCCTGCCGAGTGGTCCAGGTCGGCACGGTATGCAGGTGCTGAGCCGTAACGATCATTTCTTGCTCCCTTTGGTCTTGATCGCCTTTGTTCTGTAGTTGCCCACGGTCAGCACCATCCAGCTCTTCGACCAGCACTGACCGAAGACGGCGACCTGTTCGTCGCCCTCGTCGCAGCGCGGGAAATCGATGTCTTCAAAGGCGGTCGGCTTGGGCTTCTGCGGTTTCGGCGCCAGGACGCTGGAGAGGATGTACGACGCCGCCAGGATGACGAGATTGATTGTGATCGGGTCCATGGCCTACCTCACCAGACCTGGTCGCCATCGAACGGCGACTTGCCTTGCATCGCGTTAAACCCCCTGAAGTTGGGGAGGTTGCTGAATTTGTCGTCGCAGGTCTGCGCGAGCCCGTCGCAACCTGGATAGACCCGCAGTTGGCCACCTGCCGGAATGCCCTCGGTGCCGCCCAGGATGTAAAGATCGGGTCCGGCGTGCCGCTCGATGTAGCGGCTATCGTAGTTGTCGCCGTCCACCTGCCACTCGACGTAGCCCCCGGTAAACCAGCCATCGGCATAGCCGGCGACCACGCCGCTGGAGATCACCCAGCCGCTGATGCTCTGCGGCGTCAGCGTCACGCGATACGGAACGAGGTTGACCTTGCAGCGATGGTCGCCAACGACTGCCGTGCAGGTGCGGCAGTAGGTGTCGATCAAGCCGGGCTGGTCCATCAGTTCGTCTTCGGACACGCACGTTATGCGGCAGCTATCCACGGTCGGCCAGTCCACATCGCCAATCTGGCCTACCCAAGAAACCGCTGCCTCGGCGTCGCCGTAGTGCATGTCGTAGACGACCAGGTCGATGGCACCGCTCGGCGACCGCGTCTTGTACAGCAGCGCGACATCGAGGTCGGCCGGCGCGGTGATGACGAACTGGTCGGACTGCGGATCGCCGGAACAGATAATTCCGTTGTCGGTGATGCCGCCCGGCACGGTGCGGAAAACCTGGTTCTGGTAGGTGATGTCCCGGTCGCTGCTGTTGTAGCTCCAGCGGATCGCGCCACGGCTGAACTGGTACAGCCGCACCGGCTGCCCATCCACAAGCGAGCTTTCGCGGCTGTTAAAACTCATCGTCACGAACCCCTTTGAACGTCAGGGCGGCAGTTGCGACGCCCTCGCTATCGGTGACGTGCTCGATCTCGACCACGTCGGTGGCGGCGCTACAGAGCGCCATGAAACAGATGCGCGCTACATCGGTCGGCTCGACCAGGCGGCCCAGGGCGGCGTCGATGGCCAAGCGCTCGGTGTCGGCGTCCAGCTCGGTGCTGGTGAGAATGCGACGGTGATAGACGGTGCCGTCGTACAGCTCGATGCGGATATCGCGACGACCCGGTCGCCCATTGGCGAAACGGGCATAGCCGATATTGCGCACGTCCAGCGCGGTGGACAGCTGCGAGACGGTGGCGACCAGGGTCAGGTCGTCGGCGTGGGTCGGCACCCACAGCGGCTTCTGCTGGCCGCGTAGCGCATAGACCAGGCTGCGGAACGCCGACCGTTCGGCTCGGCCCATGCCGATCCACCGATGGCCGATGACGGGCAGCGCCATGCCGGCGACGTCGGTCACGCGGGGAATGGCGCTGCCGTTATCCAGGGTGGACAGCAGGCGCTGATAGCTCGACGTCAGGTCTTCGCTTTCGTCCGGGCGCTGTTCCAGGACAGGACGCCCCCGGTACATCGTCGCCGGCATCACCTCGGGCCAACTGCTGGGTTCCATCACAAGGAACGACACCCGCGCAGACTGCGCGGTATCGGTCAGCCGGGTCAGCGTGGGCTGCTCGGTCAGCTGCGCGGTGCGCACCGGGTACAGTCGCGAGCCAGTTCCCCAGGCGGCCTGGACGGGCCGAACCAGGTCCAGGCCGCTGGCGGTCACCGTCTTGACCTCGACGACCTCATAAGCAAAAGCGTCCTCGCCGCGCAGCATCGCCAGGCCGCCGTCGCGGAAGTCGAGGCCGGCCGTGCCGCACGGAATGTTCAGCGAGCCGGCCGCCAGCGGTTCCTGGAGCAGCTGGATATCAGGCCAGATAGGCAGCGCCCAAATGCGCGCGCCCCAGCCGAACAGCGTCATGTCCAGCAGCTGCCGCTCGCGGTCCACCGCGTACATGTTCGCTTCGAACTCCCGGCGCGGCGCCAGGCGCATGGCTCGGCGCTGGGTCACGGCTGATTCGCTTTGCAGGATATTTGTCGAGGCGCTCAGGCGCTCGACGATGCTGTCGCCCCAGTCCGGCGCGAACGTCCAAGCGATGATGCGATTGCCGGTGATGACCAGGACCAGGTCCGGCTCGCCCTGGAGCCTCCAAACGATCCTCGCATTGACGACGGGCGGGCCGTCCGTGCCAATGCTGACCGTCCAAGTGCGTTCTTCCAGGGCGGCAAAACCCAGCGGCGGCGACGCCTGGCCGGATAGCGTGATGCCGTCTGCATCTTCCCGCTCGATGGCGGTCAGCGTGCGCGGACTGAAATATGCGTTCCAGACTGATGCCGGTCGTACCTGGGTGCTGACGACGTTGCCCAACTCCATGGTCGTAGGGATCAGCCACAGGCGGTTGTAGTAGTTCTCTTCCAGAGCGCTTTGGTGGACAGCCTGGTACGTCGAATGGATCACCTCTACCGGCTGATGCGCCGCGTAGATGCCGGCCCAGGTCGAGGCCGCGACTGCTGCCAGGCTGATGTCCTGGTTCAGCTCCAGGGCGTCGATATTCGGCGTGATGCCGGCAACGATCCCCACCAGCGGCTTTGGCACCTGGAACCCCGGAAACGTCGCCATTACTCAAGCACTCGGAAGCAGTAGCCGACCCAGGCGCTGGTGTTGCCGAAATCGGTAGCGCTTCCGCGTTGGAGCAACGGATAGACGCGCCAAGTGTCGCTGCCGATCACCAGCGGATCGCCAGGCGCGAGGAACGCCATGTTGCATATGCCAAAGTCCGGCACCTCGCCCACGTACCGCGAGCGCTGCTGAGCGCCGAACGCATAGATGGCGCAGGGCACAGGGGTGGTCGAGCTGTTCAGCTCGTTTGCGCTCGCGTCGATCAGCCCCACGTCTGGATGGTACTGACTGCTGTAGTTTCCGCGACCGGGGCCGACGACGCGCCGGGAGACGTTCGTTGTGTAGTCGAACGGCAACCAGTCCGGCGATGGGCTACCGTCGAGGCTATCTAGCCGCAGCATGCTGCCGCCGCCGCTGTATCGAATGTGGTAACCATCGAATGGATGCGATGACCAGTTGTTTGTGAGCGCCTGGCCAGAGCTGTAGAGGAACGAGCCGCAAACATACTGGCCGCCCGTATAGCCGACGCCACGCTTGTTGAGGGAGCCGATCATCACTGGACGAAACTGACCGGCAGCGATTTCGACGTGCAGGTGCAGATAGGCAGCGGTGGCGAACAGGTGATAGCGCGTAAATGGCCCGGCGCTGAGCTGCGCTATGGTTGCTTCTTTCGACGAATACGGGTTGTTCTGCACCGAGTTGCCGGGCTGCGCATTCCACGCAAGCCCGTCGTCGAACCCCGTATTGCCCGCGAGCTGCCATTGATTGGAACCGGCGTTGAACGACCAGTAGCCGTCGGCGTTGTGACAAAGCCATTCCGATGCCGAGGCGCGGTCGGTGACCCAGCCGAGCGACTCGGCGTGGACGCGCAGCTTGGCGAGCAAGTCGGCCGGGTTGTTCGCTGTTCCTGTGAAGTAAGCCATTTCAGTCCTTCCTGATCGCGTAGAGCCAAGGGTTACCGCTACGCCAAGCGGTTTGGAAAACGACGTGGTCCACACCGTCCTCGACAATCACGTCTTCAGCGCCCGAGTTGAGCGTCGGCACGTAGAAGGCGCCGTCGAAGTCGCCCAGATAGCGGCGCCCCTCGGTTTCGCGGGTGACGAACGACAGCGCTTTGAGCGGGAACTTCCCGAACGAGTCACGCAGTTGTTTGACCACGGTGTCACTGCTGCCCGCATATCGGCCGCAGCCCAGCGGGAGGAGCGTCCGATTGCTGTAGTCGGACTCGTTGGCAGCCCCTCCTTCGACAGTGAAACCGAGCCAGCGCCCGGCGGGATCGCGGAGATAGCAGCTACGCTCATAGGGGCTGCTGATGCCCCGGTGCCGGTCGCTGACGTCTGACCAGCGAGTTGCAACGTCACCACGGTAGGAGCCCACGACGGCAAGCGGGTACGGATACTGCGACGGCGGACAGGGTGGCAGGATGAAGCCGGCGCCGGCCGACTCGTAGATCGTCGAGACTTTTACGACCAGCCAGAACCTGCGGCCGTTGGCGAAGAACCAGTACGGCATGGGCTGATTCCACAGCAGCGCCTGAACCCGCGGGCTGTAGTTAGCAAACGCGGTCCAGTAGTCGCCGCCAGGCGGGATTGCTCCAGGATTGAACGCCGTGCCGCCCATCAGGCGAAGGTTGTAGTAGTCCAGGGCGGTATCGCCGTAGCTCTGAATCCCCATGTAGATGCTGTCGGTGCCGCCCAGACCTGGGGCGCGCAGGGTCACCTGGCGCACGGCGATGGCCGTGCCGGACGCGGGGATGGTGTTGTCGAAAACCTTTTCGTAGGCCTGCCCAGCCGCGACCAGGTCTGGGTTCGCGGTGAGGAACTGGACGAGGCGCTCGACCAGGTTCTGGTGGTTCGTGGCGGTGCCGATTTCAGTAGCCATGAATTCCTAGTTTCCGAGTATTTGCTTGACGGCCTGGCGGTTCTTGTTCAGCCAGACGATGTAATGGTCGCCGCCCTTGCCGGCCCACATGTCGGCCGCCATCTGGTCGGGGTCTTGAACAGCATGGAGGTGGACCGCGTTGGAGACTGATGCGCTGAAGTTCTTGGACGGTTCCTGTATCTGAGCGGCGCCCATGCTTGGGCGTGGTAGGGATGGCGCGGGAATGCTGGCTATTCCGCCCGTCGCGTGGCGCACAGCACCGGACCAGTCATGTAGTGCCGCCCAACCGCGCTTGTTGATGTCCAGGAGCAGCGGGGTCATGCCAGGCTGGGTTGCGGCCGCGGCCCTGATGACGACCTCCTGATCCGAAAGCCAGGCAGGGATGCTGTCGCTTGTTGGAGTCCCAGGGCCGCGCACCTGCCCGCCATCGGCGAACCCGAACATGCTTGTGATCGAGGACCACCACCCGCTACCACCGGCAGCCGCACCGGCCGCACCGGCACCACTGGCAGCGGCACCTGCCCCCTTTACCCCATTCGCCAGAGCCAGACTCCCGGCGGCACTCTGTAGAGCAGCTGCGCCAGTAACCAGCGTTCCTCCGGCCGCAGCCAGAGCCCCCGCAGCCGATGTCACGGCCGCGGCTCCCGTTACCATGCTGGTGTCTTGCTCACCTTGGCCGAACAGACTCATGAGTCCTGCGGTAGCCTTCTGGGCCAGCTGCTGCGCGGCAACGTCGGCCAGCGATCGGCTGACCGACTGCAGGAACGAAACCGCGGCCTCCTGCAGCGACAGCGTGCCATCGGCGAGACCGCGCAGCGCATTCTGCATGCCATTCTCGATACCGGATCGCAGAGCCAAAGTGAGCTGGTCGGCGGCCAGCCGGGTGTTTTCGAGCTGCTGGCGGAGATCCTTCACGCGCTCGATCGCTGCCGGATCGCCAGTTGCCTTGGCCAACTCCTCCATGCGAGGCACAAGTTGCTCTACCTCGTCGGCGGTGGACCGATGCAGGTCTAGCAGTTGCTGCCGCGCGGCCAGTTCGCTGACGAGACCGGCCTGCTGGGCGGCCTGGATACTCGACTCCTGCCGAGACTGCTCGCCGAAGATCCGGTCGACCTGGTCCTGGAGCTGCTGCAGCTCAGCCTTGGCCTTCTCGATTCCCATCAGCTTGCTGACCAGGCCGGCGCCTTCGGTGTCACCCGTGGCGAGCAGACGCTTCTGCAGGTCGCCGTACTTCTTCTCGATCTCGGCGCCGGCCGCCTCGACGGTTTGGCCGGTGGCCCGAAGGTAGTCCAGGTTGAGTTGCTTTAGGGTTGTGGCGTCTTTCTTTGCCTGCTCGTCGGCCTTCTTCTGCTTTTCTGCCGCGTCCAGGGTCGCCCAGGCGGCGCGAGCGCGGGCTTCCAGGGCTCCTGTCAGATTGCGTTGGTCCAGCTCGTACTCACGCAACGCAGCCCGACCCTTGCCGTAGGTCGCCGCTTCCTTCTCCAACTGCTTGACCCAGTCTTCGTTCTGCTTGGCCAGGCGCGCAGCGGCCTTGTCTTCGCCGCCTGATGGCGTGAAGGGTGTCTTGGTGGCGGGGCCTGTACCGGTGACCGTAGTCGCGGGTAGCGCCGCGACCTGGCCGGCACCATTCAGCACCGCGTCACGCTGGTCCTGCCATTGCTGGATCTGCGCTTGTGCCTTGCTGAGTGCATCTTCGTATCGCTGGATGCGCTTCTGGTCGTTCTTCTCGTAGGCCTCGTCGAGCGCGGACTGGACCCGCGCCATGTACTCGGTTTCCCGAGCGATGGCATCGTCCAAGCGGGGTACGTCATCACCGGCGGGACCGTTCACGCGCGCCGCAATCTCCTCCGCGACGAACTTGGTGACGTTGACGACGCCCGCAGCCCCCTTGGCCGCATAACCGATTGCAGTACCCAGGCCCTTGATCAGGAGATTCAGGCCCTCCACCACCGCCGGATCTTTCAGCACATCACGCAGGTCTCGCACGGCCTGAGTGAAGGTGTCGATGAACCCCGACTCGCCGGCCTGGATCTTCAAGTCAGTGAATGCGTTCTCCAGACGGTTGAGTTCGGCCTGCAAGCCGGTGGCCGCTTTCTGTGAGGCTGGCCCATAAGCTTCCTGCAGGGCAGCGCCGAACCGCGGCAGAAACTCGGCTGCCGGGATCATGCCCTTTTCCAGCCACTCGCTGAGCTGCTTTGTGTTGGTGCCCAGGGCCTTGGCGGCAAGCGAGAACGCGCCGGGAACGCGCTGACCGAGCTGCAGAACTAGCTCCTGGGTCTGGACCTTGCCCTTGCTGACCATCTGCTCCAGGGCGAGCAGGATGCCGTTGGTTTCCTGGCGGGTGAGGTGCAGCGCAGTGGTTGCCGAGGCGACGCCTTCGAAGATCGTGCGCAGGGAACTGCCCAGCTCTGGGGTTTCTTTCGCGGCCGCCACCAGGCGGGAATAGGCCTGGCTGGTGTTGAGCAGCTCCAAGCCGAGGCGTTCGGAGACCTCGCGGACGTACTCCAACTCCTGCCTCGCCTTCGCCGCCGACCCCGTAGCTGCCTCCATGGTGTACAACGCCTGCTGCCACTGCAGGTTGGTGTTGACGACTTCCTTGGAGAAGGACGCTACGCCGTACCCAGCTACGCCTGCCACCAACAGGCCCTGCACTCGACGGATAGCCGCTCCCATGCTGTTGAGAGCCACGGTAGAGGTCCTGGCATCGTTGCCAATGCCATTGAGGACATCACGCCGCGCTCGGATTCTGTCCAAGGCGCTTGCGTACGCCGTAGCCTCAATACGACCAGCACGAAAGTGCTCGGTGAGCTGTCGTTCCTGGTCCGCCAATTGAGCGAGAGAGCGGTAAGTTGGATCAATAGCCCCGAGAAGCTTGCGGGCTGCCGCTTCCTGCCGAGAGGTCTCAGCAGCGGCGGCGGCTGCAGCTTCCGCCGCGCGCTTTTCCGCAGCGACCTGCTGGACACGGGCGCGCTCGGCGTTGTGGAAGGTGTTCATGGCGTTGGACTGCGCCTGAGCGCTATCCCTCCAAGCGGTGTTTCCTGCCTGGACAGCGGTATTCAGTCGCTGGGTGCTATCTGCCGCCTCATCTTGCGCAGACTTTTGCTGCAGCGATGCCGCGACCATTGCCTTGATTCGAGCAGCTTGTTGCTCTGCGGATTCGCCGACTTGGGTGATCTGACGGGATGCGTCGCCTGCGCGTTTACCTGTGGAGTCCAGGGATTGGCCAAGCCTGTCGACGGAGGCCTGGGCCTGATCGACGGCCCCGGTGGCCCCGACCTTCTGCAGATCCTTGCTGGCCTCGGACGCTTTGTCACTCACACCATCCAGCGAGTGGCCGAGCTTGTCGATGGCCCCTTGGGCCTGATCAACGCCCCCGGTAGTCCCGACCTTCTGTAGGCCCTTGCCGGCCTCGGACGCCTTGGCACTCACACCATCCAGCGAGTGGCCGAGCTTGTCGATGGCCCCTTGGGCCTGGTCGACGGCGCCGGTAGCACCGACTTTCTGCAGGCCCGTGCCGGCCTCGGACGCCTTGCTACCGACATCCCTGATCGCGGCCGCCAAAGCTTCGACGGCAGCCTGGCCGTCTTTCATGTCGGCACGCAGCCGAAGGGCGATTTCGAGATCTCGATTTGCCATTTGCGAATCACATTCGGAGGAAATACCCGAATGGTCGCGCGCGCAAGCAGTGAGGTCTTTTGGAAGACGCTAAAAAGCGGCCCGGAGGCCGCTTTCTATTTTAGAAGCTTCTGCAGGTGACGTTCAGCGTCCTGACCGCCCGCAAAAGCGAAGTTGACGTCGATCACCCGTTCAGCGCGTTCGCGCCGATGTCGTCGCTCCACCGCGTCGAGCTGCTGCAGGATCTGCCGACGAGTCATCTTGCCAATGTCGGCTACGGAGCCGTAACCGGCGGCGACGAGGTAGTCGATGGCGTCTGACCAGCGTCCCGCTTCCTGGCCTGCTTGGCGATGGCCTGCGCCGTCAGCAGACGTTTCTCGGCGCAGCGCTTGCAGAAAGGGCCATTGACGATCCACCACCACCAGACCAGTTCATAGCCGTCGTCTGCACCAAGCCCGCGCATCCACTCCATATCGACCGAAGCCGCCTTGGCAATCAGATGTACCAGGACCGAGAAATGATTGCCCAGGAAAGAAGGAACCGCCTCGATGCCCGGCCAGGGCGCGTTCGCTTTCGCTTGCTCCTCAAGGTCGACCAGGATCGGTTCCAACAGAGGGAGCAGCTCCAGCGACTCGAAGAACCCATACTCGCGCATCACCACGTCCCGGCCTGCAATGATTATCGTGCGGTCGGGGTGGATGACAGACAGGTCCTCTGCACCAGTGGCAGATTTCTTCCTGGTTACCTTCCGCGCCATGGTCAGGCCGCCTTCTTCTCGATGTATCGGCCATATCCACCGAGCATCGGATCACCGGCATTCAGCGGGTCATACAGGACACTGCCGGTCAACGGCAGATTGCCGTATTCCTCATGGATCATTGCCAGAGTTCCGACCGGGTTGAACTTGCAGCGGAACAAGTCGACCAAGACCGGCTTGCCGGTTTCGGTGTCGATGCCGTCCAGGAATAGCCAGCGCTCCGGAGGCCGTTGGGTGAACATCGTCAGCGCCACAGCTTCCTCGGACTCATAGGCGGCGCTTACCGCAGATGCTTGGGCAGTCAGGAACTCGATCAGACCGGCCGTGGCAGATTCGATCTTGTAGTCGGTTCCTGCGACGAGCGGAGTGCTCGACTGGGTGAGCACCAGATCGCTGATGAAGGGTTTTGCCAGGCGGAACACATCACCAACCGCAATCGGCGTGGGAAGCGCCTCGCCAGTTACCGTCACGCCGGGAATGGCGACCTGCTGCGCGTACAGCCCCAAGATCAGGTTGGGCAGTAGCCATTCGTCGAGCGTCAGGTTAATCGTCGCGGTCTTTCCGCGGTCGAGCTGGCCGTACTGCAGGCGATTACCGCTGAAGCTTTCGGTCACGTTGGTGGTTTCGGTGGCCAACTGCAGTTCACAGGTCGGGGCATTGCCCACCCAGGTCTGCTTCAACGCCTTGCCTTGAGCACTGCGCTCAGCCATCCAGATCTTGCCTTGGAGAGAAATCAGAGACATGAGGGGTTACTCCTTTGCCTTGCCGGCGGCAGCGGCCTGATCGGCCGGCGCAGCAATGCGCTTGTGGCGAATCAACCATTCTTTCTCGATGCTGGTGACACTGATCTCATCACCCGTCTTGCACTTCTGTTCACCATGGGTGTGATCAGCGATCAGAATGACCTTCTCCCGCTTCACTTCAGCGGTATCGGCGACTTGCTTGGTGCTCATGGGTCTCTCCCGATGGCGTGTTGAGTGGAATAGATCTCGCCCCAGAGGAGCGTGGTGTCGTCAGAGTCCAGCACCTTGCCGGTAACGAACTGGGTTCCCCTGGCCAAGGGCAAACTGGGTACCCAGCCCACCATCGCGCCGCGAACCTGGTCGAGAATCGACTGGAGATCGTCGGCCGCATCGGCCAACTGGTCGTATCGGTAGCTGCGGACGGCCAGCACAACGCCGAACAGCGCGCCGACGCGCTGCCGGGCGGGCCCACCGCTATTGCCGGTTGGTCGCGGCTCACCGCTTTCCTCGGCGAGCAGCACATAGGCGGCCGGCGTTGGATAGTCCCGCAGCGCCTTAACTGCTCCGAAGTCCGCTGCCGTGCCGATCAGTCGCAACGCCGGCACCGTAGCGGTGAGGCGCTCGATGACCAGACGGTGATCGAAAGGAGCGTTGCTCACCGGAAGCTCCTCAGCTGCTGGCGATTGAATACGTTCTCGTCGGCATCGAAGCGAACATCGGCCAACATGGGATTGTTGGCGATCGGATCCTCGGCGCCGAGACTGAACGTGCCGTCGGCGACCATCTGCAGGAACTTCAAGGCATCCTTGTAGTTGCGCAGGATGGCGTCCTTGTCGTCTGAGATTCGGTCCTTGTGCAGCAGGTAGCGACCGATGTCGCGCACCCAGCCGGTAACCAGGCCAGGCACCGGACTCAGCGGCAGGCCGTAGCCTCGCTTGGCCAGGTAACCATTGACGATGCTTTCGGCCTCGGTCATGGCCTCGGTGATTCGCTCCAGGACGAGATCAACCCCCGCCACCTGCTCCGGCGTCCAGGCACTCAGATCTCCACCACGCAACGCGGCATCGAGGAGCGCGGAATCGACGATCTTCAGGTGCTGGGCGGTGGCGACTTGAGCCAGCTCCTTTGCACCAGGACGTTCGGCGAGGTGGACGAGAGTGATGTAGTCCATGGTCAGCTCACATCCTTCAGTGCAAACGAGCAGTGCTCGACGACCAGATTCGGATCATTGAGCAGTGCATCGACCTGGGCGTCGCTCAACAGCGAGAGTGCAATGCCGTGGCCTTCTCGCGTGAAGCGATGGCCACAGCGCCGGAAGCTATCCGGTACGGAACGGACGAACAGTGCTTCTACCTCGTCCTCACCTGCCGCTCCCTTGGCGCTGGCCATTGGCTGCAGAGCCGCGTCAGGCGACGGAGCAGCGTCTCCGCTCTGCTGGCCGAGCTGGGCATCCTGAGCAATGGTCTCCCCTGGCTGCTCCACAACCTGGGGACCGGCGGAAACCCCAGGCGGAGAAGTGAAATCACCAGTAGACAGGCCTGTGTCCGCGCTTACTGCTACGCCGGACCGCTCCTCGGGTTGATCTGCAGTTCTTTTCTTACCTGCCATTGCACACCTCCGTCAGGCCGCCAGCCACGGGGTGACAAGCACGTCCACCACGTCGCGGTTGATATTGGTGGCTCCAGCCGCATTGCGTTCGGCCTTGACCACTTCCAACGCCTGGCTGCGCAGCGATGGCGGAACGACCAGGAGCTTCGGTCGGATACCGAGTCGTTTGCCCTTATCTCCACGCAAACTCTGCATCGCCGCGTAGACATCGTTGAAGCTGCTCGCATCCAGCGCTTCCCTGGAGGAGTAGGCGAGCTGCCACAACCCGAAACCGGCATTCAAGCGCGCGTCAACGCCGTATACGTACTCCTTACGCATGAAGACGTTTTCGTCTTTCTCGGCGTCCATGGTCACGAAGTTGTAGTCCTTCCGCTTCTGTAGGATCAGCGGCTTCATGATTCGCGTGGTGTCGAGCAGGAACCACGGTGTGCCGCTGCCGCCCTGGAAGTTGCTGACGGAAACCTCGTTGCCAGCCGCGCTAGTTACCGGGTGGTCGGTGTCGAAGAAGTACTGGCCGTCGTAGCAGGTTTGAGTGAAACCACCACTGAGCAGCGCGTAGACGAGTTCCGCCGGGTGCATCGCGGAGTCCTGGCCCAATTGCCCCATCAAGGGGGTGAACAGCCCGTAGCTGTCGTCTTCGATGCTCTCGCGAGGAACACCTACGGTGTTCTCGAAGGTCTTGTTCTTGATGGTGTAGTCGTGCACGCCCAAGTTCTGGATCACTCGGTCGCCGAGCCATTCCCGGAACGCGGTCGAGTTACCGAGCCACCCATACTGCTCGGAGGCATTACCGGACGTCACGGTCAGCACGAACTGGTTGAAGTCAGGCTGAACACCTGCGAAGGCATTCTGGAACGCCGCGCGGTAACCGATGAAGAGGTTCCGCAGGTTTTGCTGGTTGATAATCATCTGAATGCTGCTCCTTAGATCTCTACCCAGACACCGCCGTCATCCACATCGCGGACGACGCCGGCAACCGAGCGGGTGTCAGTGGCAGAGGTCTTGGCGACCGTCTGATCGTCGACGATGAAGCACTCCTTGCCGATGTCGGCGCGGGTGATCTGGTCGGCCGAGGCACTGTTGGCGAGCTGGAATACACCCCGGCGGGTTTCGATACGCTTGGCGCCGGCGGCGCCACCGGTGTTGTCGACCTGCTCCTGGGCGATACCGCGCGCCGCAATGGTGGTCGACAGCGCTCCTGGTACGGCGTTGCCCGAAGCGTCGAGACACACCAGGCTGCCGGCAAAGATCTTGGCGTTGGCCGCCACCGGGTCGTTGAACTGCATGCCGTCGCGGCGTGGGGTGTTGCGGTCTTTGGTCAGGGCCATGATGCTCAGGCCTCCTTCGCGGCCTTGAAGGCCTCAATGGTGATACCCATGGCCGTGCATACGGCCAGTTCGTCGGCCGTCAGCCCGGTTTTCTCGTCCGGTACCGGCGGCTGGCCCCGAGTCTGCGAGCCGGACAGTGCAGCGATCGGCTGTGCAGCGGAAAGGTACGCAGTAAGAGAGGCACGGTTTTCCTTGCCCAACTCCCGAGCCCACTTTTCCATGCTCTTGTGCAGCCGGCCGTCTTCCAGTGCAGTCGCGATCTCGGCATCCAGTTCCTTCTCGTCGCGTTGGCCGAGTCGGATGGTCAGCGCCGCGATCTCGTTCTTCAGCTCATCGACGACGGTAACGGGAACATGCTTGGCCGGATCTACTGCGGTCGCTGCCTTGGCTTTCAGCCCAGTGCAGGCTGCAAGCATGGCGCTGCAGGCAGCAGTGTCGTCGAGGCCCAGCTGCTTGCGCATCGAGGCCAGGTCAGTGGTATGGGCGGAGAGCGCGGCGATGGCCTGCTCCTCGGTGGTGTTCTCGGCCAGGCCGAGTGCGGCAAGCACCGCTTTCAGCAGTGGATTCACGAGCGGTTCCTCGTTGGATGGATCGATGGTCAGTTGGAAAGTGGCTGCAGCGCGCTCGCTTAGGGCTTGCATGCCGTCGATAGCCGGGTTGTTGGTGAGCGCTCCCATCTGAAGGTCCAGGACGTCACCCGTCACGGGGTCGAACAGGAAGACAGGGCTGAAATAGCGATACTCGCCATCGGTGATGTACTGCTTTGCACGGGCGGTTAGCTCGACTTGGGCGAACAAGCCCTGGCCCTCACGCCACTCCAGGGCGCGGAAGAAGCCAGCAGCGGGTGCCGGCTGCCCGTTTTCCTCTTTCCACAGGGTCTGGTGCTCGTAGTCGAGCACCGGAGGCGTTTTCTTTGCCGCGAACCGCTGCACGACAGCCGCTGCCAACGCAGCGTCAATATTCCAGGCGGGGACTTTCATTTCCCGGTTGTCGCGCGGCTTGAACTGCCCGGCCGGGGTTACCTGCAGGGTGATGAGATTGCCCTCGGTCGGCGCCTGTATATCGAAGCTGCAGGCGGCGAGAGCTATGGCGGCGAGAAGGGGCTTCGTTTTCATGGCGCCACTCTGTGCGCCAGACACTTAAGCTGTCTTTTGGAAGGGGCGAAAATCGTGCGAAGCGGAAATTCTGGTGGCTCAGGCAATTTCTACCTGAGCCACTAAGAGGAACCCTCTTCAAATCGATTTATAAACGCCGTTGCTGCGCCGATCCGCATTGGAGTGGAACCACGGCAGCCAAATGAACCATGAAAGGCCTTCTTGGCGCGCTCAGGAGCTTTTCCCGGAAAGCGCTCGATCGAGGTGCTTCTGTGCGATCGCTAGCAGCTCGTCATCGTCGCGGTTGCTGGTGCCTAGCCACGGCCGAGCCGGGATCTTGATAGTGTAGGGACCGAGGGACACCCACTGAGAGAAGTTCGCCCGACGTCTGTTCACGAACTGGGGGCTGACCTCGTTGGTCTTGGCGTCATGCCGGAAATACGCTTGCTGGCTGCGAGCCGCAATCTGTATTTCACCACCGAATTGATGAATTGCTGCATAGGCACGGTTGGACCCGACCGCCAGTTCGTCGTCGCTGGCCTGATATCGGATGGTGTTTTTCAGATAGCCATCGAGCACCAGGATCTTGTCCTGGTTCTTCCGCTTTCGCCGCTGATAGGTCGGGGACAACGCCTGCCAAGGCGTACCGTCAGGGGCGCTCTGGCTCTCGAAGCGTTCGTCCAAGGCGATGAGCATGTACTCGCCCATATCACGGAACATCGGGGCCGGGGAGCGCATGAAATCAGCGGCTGCCCTCAGCGCCTCAAGTACCTTCTCACTGCTGTATTCAAGGGTTACTCCAGCCACGTCACGTCTCCTGGTACAGCCGAACACCTTGGCGATATGGTGCCAGCGGTTGCTGCCCTGGCTGGACGACCGCGGCGCTCGCCGCCCAGCCGTTGGCGTCCAGCTCGACAACAACCTGGACGGGAGCCGCTTCGCCGCTTACCTGCAGGCTGGCCAGGTAACGTCGACGGACCACAGCCTTTTTCAGAGATTCGACCCAATCCAGCCGTACCCATATCTCTGCCGGACGCCGCAGTGCTTCAGCCGCCAGCATCAACCACTTCTTCGACATGCCGGATTCCGCTACTAGCAGATCACCGCCGGCTCGGCTGGCAAACATCTCGCGCCCCACCACTACGCGCTGGCCGACTACATCCTGGAAGACGGCCGGCTTATCCAGGGTCGCGCCGAACGGCCGCAGGAAGCGTTTGATCGCGTCGGCATCGAGCATGTCCTGGTCCAGCAACTGGTTGGTCGGAACAGGACGAGGCGCAGGCAGCGGGTCAGAAGCCGGAGTGCTTGGTAGACCGGCCGGAGGCGTAGGCCCGCCATTGCGAGGCTGAGGCACCGCAGTGTCCAGTCTGGCTTGGCCCGGCATGTACTCGAAGCCGGGATCAATGCCTTCTGGTACTTCGACCACTCGCGGCCCGTCTGGGCTGTTCTGGCCGATGGTCCGGGCCTGCCACACAATCGGTGGTGCCTCGTCCGGGCCATCCTTGCCCATACGGCGTAGGTCATCCTCGCTGAGCGCGCGCACGCTGCACTGGCATCCCCAGGCATTGATCGGGAAATGGTATTGCCACCAAGGATCGTCCCAACGCAGGACCAGGCCATTCCAGGACTCATGCTTCGGTCTCGGATGCTCAACCGCATCGCTGTGCAGGTATTGCCAGTAAGGACGTTCCTCGCGCACAGCCATGAGCTGCTCCAGGCGGCCGGCCATGTAGCTGCTGCGCATGTTGGTCTCGTAGATCACTCGACTGCGCCAGTTGCGCCCGCCCCGGTAGCTCCAGCCGTACTTGGCGACGATACGGTCGAAGTCACGGCGGAACTCCTCCAGCGTAGTGCCATCGGCTATTGCCTTCTCCACTGCCTGACGAAAGTCCTGCACCAGGTCGTCGCGGTTGGCGCCGGCGACGACGAAGGCATAGTCATGTTCGCGGGTGTAGATGTCCGTCCAGGCGTTGGTCGGCAGATTGAGCTTGCGCCGGAAGAACTGGTTCTGCTCGGCGAAAGGCAGTGAGGTAGCTCTAAGCGCCACCGGCCACCTCCTGCAGGATCTCGACTCGCCCCTGTAGCGCCGCGGCGGCCAGGGCCTGCGCCATCGCATCTGCGTACTGTTCCAGGGTCATGTCCGGAAGCAGTTGCTCCAGGCCATCACGGATTTCATCCAGGCTGGATGCACTCTGCACCAGCGCACGGACTTGGTCGATCCATCGGTCGGTGGTCGGGCGGAGCGCGTCATCCAACTGCTGGTCGGCGGTCTTCGGCGGAGGTGTCTCAGCGGTGGCCACCGCTTTTCCCAAGGTACGTGTGGGCACCTGCGCAGGCGGTACGACCGGCTCGGTCACGGTCGCGAGCACTTCCTCGCCCTCGGCTGGCTCCGGGATTGCCAGGCGCTGTTGCGCCCAACTGCGAGGGATCTGCATCCCGAGCTTCACCAATGGTGGAAGAGCTGTGGCGTAGGCGCTGAGGTCTTCGGCCTCCTGGACGTCGAAGACCAGCCGGGGACAACGTGCCCAGCTGTCGACAAGCCCATTCAGGACGGCAATCGGGTAGACCAGGTCACGACTGAGTGTTTTCGCCAACAGTTTCGCGTCGGCGTCCCGCAAGTCCTTGCGTACCTCGTTGTGGACATTGCCCAGGGCGTTGGTGGAGGTCTTTCCATCTGCTTGGCTGGTCAACGTGCCACCGAGGATGGCTTTTGACTGAGTTCGTTCGCACCATTCGATCATCAACTGGAACGCGGCCGGATCGCCCTGGGCTGCGTTCAGAAAATCCAGCTCCATGCCAAGAGGGATGATCCCGGCAGCGTTGTGCCCAAGTGCGGCCAGGGCGCGCAGCAGTGTGAGTTTCTCTTTCTCGGTGGCACCGGTCGGGTATTTACCGACCCGCATGGGGATGCCGTAGATCTCCAGGAACTCGGCCAGGTCGCCTACCGAGTAGTTCTTGAACAGGTAGGGCCAGACCAGGACACGGAACAGAGCCGAGCGTTCCAGATAGCCGCTCTTGGACTTATGAACGTGCGTGATCCAACCGAAGGGTTGCAACGGCGTCCCTCCCGACGGACCACGCAACCGGATCTCTTGCCGAACGCCTCGCGGTAGTTGGAACCATGACTGGGGACGATGGATGATCGCCTTGGGGAGCCAGTTACCATCAACGCGTTGCCAGCCGTCGAACTCCTGGCAGGCGAAGCCCTTGCCGATGGCGTCGGTGGTATCGAAGATTACCTCTTCAAAGTCGTCCAGGCCTTGCATGAGGTTGTACAAGGCCGCCGCAGCTTCCTTCTCCTTAGCTGTCGCGTTGTCGGGTGGAACGATGTCCCAGTCCAACTGGGCCACCGCGCGGCGCCGCTTGGACATCTCGGCGTGGATATGGCCATCCTTCTCCTCCATATCTTCGAACAGCTCATATTGGGCGACGATGTCACCTTGCTCGGCGGAGTCGAGGAGCGAGGCAAGCTTTGAAGGCGTGAGTCCACGGGATGGGTGACCAGCGACTTCCTGGTGAAGGCTGGTCAGGTGGGCGGTCTGGGCTTCTTTCAGGTCAGCATCGGCCATGCTCTGCTGCCCGAAAATGCGCGCGACAGTGGCGCGTAGCGTCTGCATCACCATGCGGAAGGCTCCGGTAGTTCAATGTCATCGTTGTGGTCCTGGACGTTGTCGAAGCCGCGGCTATGGCGTGGCAGCGCCGTGAAGGCGATCTCGCCACCCTCCATGTAGCTGGCTCGGACGGCCATGACCAAAGAAATGGCGGCGTCCCCGTGACGCTTGCCCTTGCCGCTGGCTGACTCCAAGTCCTTGGTGCGGCCTTTGTCGATGACAGGGATGCCTTTCTCGACCTTGATCGAGAGCAGGTCATCCAGCTCGGTCTGGTGCCGCGGGATCTCCAGGTTGAATGCCTCGAATTCGCCCTTGAGCTTCGGCATCCAGGTGGCGTACCAGGCCAGGTTGAGCTGCACCTGGTCGACCATCCCGGCGCCGTACTTCAGCGCAGCCTGCTCGGCCAGGTAGCCGCCGTTGCCGGTGGCGTCGAAGGCCAGCCCACTGAGTCGCGGCAGGCGATCGCAGATGAAGCGCATGATGTCGCGCTGGGCTTCGTAGGTGAGGTTCCGTAGTTCGACCTGGAAGGGGACGCGCTTGCGCAGGGTCGGCGAGATCGCCAAAGGCGTGAAGACGGTCAGGTCGCCGCGGCGCGCGAAGTCCTCGCCGAAGGTGTGGCGGTTCTGGTCGCTAAGGGGGGCCAACTCTGGCAGGAGGTTCTCTTCGCACCAGGTGCGAACCTCCGCCTCTCGCAGCTCTGGCGTCCAGCTCTCGAAGCCGGCCGGCGCCTCGTAGCGGTAAATGCGGATCGAGTGGTCGGCGACCATCGCCTGCTCGATGAGCACCCGCGACAGGTAGGCGCCGCCGGACTTTTTCGGGACGCAGCCGTACTCTTCCTCGGCCGATTCGATGTTGGGGGCGTTCTTGTACAGACCATCACGCCAGGCTTTCTCGGACTCGGGTGACCAAGCCTGGCCCGTGACGTAGCAGATGCGTTTGTACAGTCCCTCAGCAATCGCGTCATCGAGGGTGATGCGGTGGATGCTGTAGTCTTTCCGGCCCTCTCGGGCATCCTGGATGTAGGTGTTGAAGGGGTTGTCGACGCCGTTGTGAGTGCTGATCAGGCGCACCTTGTTGCCCCACATCGTCAATGCCAGGGCGGCCTTCAGCAGCTCCTCCAGGGACTCATGGAACGCTGCTTCATCGATCACCACGTCGCCCTGCAGGCCGCGCAGGTTACTCGGCCGGCTGCTCAGGGCCTGGATTTTCCGCCCCGTTTTCGGGAAGCGGATCATGTAGGTCAGGATCTCTTCCTTCTTCCCTTCGTCCCAGAAGGTCTGCTCGTAGACGTCGGCCTCTGCCAGCTCGTTGAAAGCACGGGCGAACAGAGCACAGGCGGCGATGTACTCCAGCGCCATCTCCTGCTTGCTGCCGACGTAGAAGGTGTTGCAGCCACCTCGGCGCCGCGGCTTGGCGGCATTGATCACGTTGCGCCCGGCCTCAGCCCAGGTCAGGCCGGTACGGCGGGACTTCTCCGCGATCATGATCTGGCTCTCGTCCTCGAACCAGCGCTGCTGGTACGGCAGGAAGACAGGCTCATTGGCCGGCTGGGCTTCGGAGATTTCCTGCGGCACGTCGACGCCGAGCAGCTCCATCTCCTCGGCCAGGTCGATCTTACGCGGGGCACTGGTCGCAGTGAGCCTCTTACCCAGCTCGGCAGTGGTTGCGCGCATTGCCATGTCAGGCTTTCCCCAGGAGGATGCCGCGGATCCGGTTTTCGAGCTGCTCGCTCATCCCGTCGCTGCCACGCTGCTCTTCCAAGCGCTGCTCCTGCTCCTGGAGCAGCTTCTCGCGGGCTTCTCGCTCGATCTGGCGGCGCTCCTCCATACTGGCTTTGCGGGCCTGCAGGACATCCTTGGCTGCCCGAGCCAGCTTGCGGACATCCTCGATGTCGACCTCGTCCTCGTTCTGCGCAGCGAAGGCCGCATGGGTCGTCAAGGTGGTGATGGATTGCACCAAGAGCGCCCCTGCACGTTCGTCTGGGTTCTCGCCTAGCTCTTCCACCAGCAGGCTGGCCATTGCCTGCTGCTCGCGCAGGCGCCGGGTCATCTCGTCGAAGCTGACCTTGTATCGGCCGATCGCTGAACGGCTGGGCCTTTCCTTGCCCGGGAAGCGCTCCTGCAACTGCTCGATCAGCTCGTCCAGGGTCAGGCGGTTCTCGCGCAGGGAGCGCTCGATGAACGAACGCACATCCGGTGGCAGCTTGTCGATGCTGGACTTGCGGCCCATGGTCAGGCTCCCGGACGCTTCACGCCGTCCACTCGGGCGCGGCCGGCGGCCACGTCGGCGCCGCGCTCAGTCAGCTTCGCGACCAGCACTGCGCCGTTGCTGACGTCCTCGATCTTCACCAGTTGCTGCTCCTCCAACCAGCGCAACTCGCCCTTCACCTGGTCGCGGCTGGGATCATGTCCCCACTGGCTGAGGACGGTGTGCAGCACCGAGCTATTGGCCTGGTAGGTCGGCATTTCCGCAAGGATGCGCAGGATCACCAGGCGGCGGTCCTGGCTGATGAAATCGGAGTAGTTGCTAGTCATGGGCGTCTCTCGCTGAGCAGGTAGTCATTGATGCGATCAACCGAGCGAGTCAAAGGGTCCAGCGCTTTGGCCAACCCCGACAGCTCGGCGCGCATGGCTTTCATGTCGCCGGCCAGCTCCGACAGCTGCTGGCTGTCCGGCAGGTGGAGCATCTGCTGCTCCAGGGTGAGAAGTCGGTTGTCCTGGGATGAGAGCCGATTCGTCAGGTGCTCGGCCTCGGCCTTGGAGCTGGAACGACGCGCAGCAGCCAGCGAGTACAGGCCCACCGCCGCGGTGAATACGAACTGGCCGGCGCGCAGCACGAAGTCCAAGTCCATCAGTGAGTTTCCTTGTCGTTTACATCGAGCAGCGCATTCAGTTGCGCCAGGTTGGTGAGAGACCATTTCCCGTAATCGCGGGCATGGGCCAGGATGTCAGCCGCGCTGACACCGCTTTCCAGTAGTTCGGCGTCAGCGCCGGAGGCGGGCCAGGCCGTTTCTTGAGGGCTGGCGGCAGTTCTGCAGGCTGCTGGGGAGGGCAGGTCGGCGCCGAGGGCGTGGTTGTAGTCCCGCAGCCAGCCGCAAGTGACAACGAAGCGAGGAGCAGGCACAGGGGAAGCACCTGGTGCCGGCCGATATTGGGTCGAGACATGGGCGATACGCTCCGATAGCTGTTGCTGGAGGGCAGTGAACTGATCCTGGGCTGACAGGAATCGCGCTTCCGCCTGATTCGCGCGAGTGACCTGCTGTTGGAACTGCAGGAGGTTGTCCTCAGCGATCTTGGCCAGCTCGTTGGAATGCTGCAGTTGCAGGTTGAGCAGCGCTGCGTCACCTTCAGCACGAGCGGTGGCGTACCCACGGTCGTAGCTTGCGGAGCCGTGGATCACTACAGCTACGCTGTACAGCACCGCAATCAGCGCGGTCCAGAACCAGTTGGAGCGCAGGAGACTAAGGATGCCCATGGCGCCCCCTTTGCCGACGGTACTTGCGCGCCTTGCGTTTTGCCCGAGCCACACCGGACTTACCATGCCGCTCGCGCGGCACTGGCGAGCAATACAGCTCAGGTGCCGGTAGGAAGTCGCGACTGCCTGCGAACAGCCGCTGGATCAGCGCTAGGTCGAGGTAGGTAATGTTCAGAGCCAGGGTGATGCTGGGGGACAGTCTCACAGGGTGTACCTCTCGCCGCACACACCGTCGCCCCACTGCAGATAGATCCGCTCGTAGCGCAGCAGGATGAGGCGCGGGTAGTTGCGGTTCTCGCGGAAGTTGGCGGCCGAGCGCCCGGAATTGAAGCGCTCGACGGAATCGAACCAGGCCAGCTGGTCGGCGCCGGATGCCGAGGCCAGCCTACGGTCGCGATTTACCCACCCCTGGCCGCCGTTGTAAGCGGACAGTACGAATGCCCAGCGATCACACTCGCTGGAGGCCTGGTTTCGGTCGTAGAGCCAACGGTCGTAGGTGACCAGCGCGCGCAGTGCCCAGCCAGGATTGAACGGCTGATTGGTGCCGAGGGCGGCCGGATACAGGCCGGCGATCCACTCCGCGGTTCCGGGCATGAACTGCGCCAGGCCCTGGGCACCAACCGGCGAGCGGGCATCAGCACGCCAACGGCTTTCCTGGTGAACCTGTGCGGCAAAGGTGGCGATCGGCGCCGACAGGCCCCATTCGGCATGGGCGCTGCGCACCAGGGTGCGCCGGTATTGCTCGGCGGCAGTGGGGATGCGATCCGTCGCGAAGGCCGGCTGGCAGGCGCTCAGCAGGCCCAGCAGGCCGAGGGTGAGCAGGCGCTTCATCCGAAGAAGCCTCCCCACCACACCAGGGCCGTCATCGCGATCACGTCGAACACGCGCTGCTTGAAGCTGATCACGTTGGTGAGGCCATCGCACGCATAGGACGTAACCAGGACCACAGCGGCCAGCACGATCCAGATGATTTGCGGGGCGCCCATGGTCAGAGCCCCAGCGTCAGGCCGAGGATGCAGGCCAGTACGATCAGCCCACGGCGCAGCCAGGCGCCCACGACCACCAGGTTGGCTGAGCACTCATGCGGGCGAGCCACGTAGGGAAACAGGCTGCGGTCGATCCAGTAGCCGGCCACTGCGCCCAGCGTCACCAGGACCAGCTTATAGGTGACGACCTGGAGCTGCTCCGGGCGAATGGCGGCGAGGATGATCAGCAGGACGAGGGTGACCAGCGTCCAACTGGTCATACGCGGCGCGCGGCGGCGCCGGGGTTGCGGCGATGACATAACGATGCTCCCGATGGGGCGGCCATCCTTGGCCTGACTGAAGGTCCTACCTGCAAGCAGGTGTGACGATCATCCCCACGGGGGAGCAGAGTGTATTTTGGAAGGAGCGAAAACCAATCCAAGGGAAAGTGGATCAGCATGGAGTCTCCATCACCGAGGAGACCACCACCATGTCCAGGCATGAAGACCTGCTGTTGCAACTCATCCAGCGTGACCCCGACAAGATCAGGAGCATCCTGGGGCTGCCCGCTCCAAAGCCAGACCTGTCCTGGTACGAAGGAGCAGACGTCTGGATTGAAGCTGGACACCGCAGCGACAGGGGCGCGGAACTACGCATAGCCTTCGGGGAGCCACTCCCGAATGGCTATGCCGATTTCTGGATACCGTTCAGTGGACCGGATGGCAATGCACTGGGCTGGCTGCGCTTCAGCTACATCACCACGGTACGGGAGAAGTCTCTGTTCACCGCCTGTGAATGGCGCTCCGCAGGCGAACCTGCGCCGGCCGAAGAGAGCCGCCTGCCCCTCCCCATAGAGAACCTGTGAGGCCCCTAATGAAACGACGAAAAATCATTCGGAACGGCTACCGGGATCGTCGGGATCGGGAGCTTTTCGAGGCTGCAGTTTCGAGAACAGCTGCAGAATGTCTTGAGCAATCTCGTCTTCGGTTGCTTGCGAGTGCCATTTGTCTAAAGCGTCTAGCCGATCAGGTCCAGCATCTTTCCCTAGAAGTGTCCGAAGTGCCAAAACAGATGCTGGATCAACTCCGTTATCAGTTAGCCCCAGAACACTCTGCAGGAAAGCTTTGACCAGTCCGCCGCAAGCTGGCTGCTCCGCGTGTTCAGCATATGGCACAAGCACAGCAAGCAATGACTTGGTGCGTTCGCCTGGCTCGGGATCAAGCTCAACCAGACGAGCCGCCAAGGTCATCGAGATATGACGTAGCGCGGTGACTTCACACTTTAGTACTTCCACATCGGCATAAAGCTGAACCAGCTTTTCCTGATCGATCATCTCGTCATTGCCCCGTGATTTCCCGATACCGCCGTTGGTACTCCTCGTAAGGGAGTTGCATCTGGTTCAGCTCGTCGAGTTGGGTGTCGACAGATCGAGCCGAAACTGACGCGGGTGCAGTTGGGGCATAAGCCCGAGGCGCTGCGTACGGCTGTTGAGCCGGCTCCTCATAGGCATAGGTGCAGCCACGCTGCATCTTGGCACCTGCCAACTGGGTCAGGCGCTGATTGGCACTGTCGACCGCTGCGTCCTTCTCCATCAGGTTGCCGATCCCGAAGTCGCCCAGGAAAGACAGCACCGAGCGTCCGTCGAACTCGCTCTCTTCGCGTACATGGCTCAGGAAGCCCTGAACCTTGGCCTGCTCCAAGTCGATCTCGCGACAGCTCATGGTCTGCCGTTCGAAATCGGTCAGTTCCGGCTGTCGGCCATAGTTTTTCGTGGAGCATCCGGCCACCGACAGGCCCGCCAGCATCACCGCCCCCAGCAATACTTTGAAGTCCATTTGTCTCCCCTTATTCGTCATCCCGTTTTCTTCTTCGAACGTTGCGCGAACGCATCGCTCGTCGCCTTGAGTGCGGCCTGAGCGTCGGGCGGGCTGTGCCGGTAGTTGTCCAACAGGATGCGTTCGTCGGGGGCTAAAGGGGCCTCCTGCTCTTGGGCAGGAGCCGGCGCGGGCACTCCTTGGCGCTGACCTGTCACGACATAGAGAACATCCAGTCCGCTTTTCGCCCAAGCAGCCAGAGCCAGGGCATCCGGGGCCCTCTCCCCGCTTTCATAGCCAAATAGTGTTTTTCGGGTGATTCCTGCCAGTGCTGAAAAATCGCTCTGGTTGTATCCGAGCCGCTTCCTTTCATCAGACAAACGTTCACCAATGGGTAGATTTTTACCCATAAAACTCCTTGACAATGGGTAGAAATTTACCCATTCTCAGATCACACCAACGCACTGCATATGCGCTGGCTGATTCGCAATCTTTCAGCAGATAGGAACCCCGTCATGAACGTCCCGTATCCGCTCCCTACCCGCCAGCCGTACACCGGTGAGCGCGTCAAGGAACTCTTCCACGCTGCCGGAACGGCCATCTCAGCCTGGGCCGAGGCCAATGGCTATACCCGCCATCAGGTCTACATGGTCATCAATGGCCAGTTCAAAGGCCGCCGTGGCACCTCCCACGAAATCGCTCTGAAGCTCGGCATGAAGCTCTCCGTCGAGCAGCTCGCCGCCTAAAAGGAGTACAGCCATGTCTCGCACTCAACCGCCGGTCGAGCACATCGACCTGACTCCCGCCCCGATGGATACCTGGCGCGCCGCGCTCGATGCACTGATCGCCTGCGCCCCTGGTGATACCTCGGATATCTCCTGGCACCTGGCCGACGCTCACCAGAGCAGCCTCCTGCTGGTGGACCGGACCGTCGCATCACCAGGTGCCGAGCGCCTCATCGACCGGCTGATGCTCATCAGTGCAGGCCGGCTGCTCAACCATCGCCTGGACCGTGAAGAAGCCCAGCAGATCAGCTCTCGCCTGCTTGAGCGCGCCCAGAGACGTATCGCAGCACGTCGGCCAAGTCTCGATGCGACTCCTGCCACACCTCACCAGGTTGCGCATCAGCCAGCGTATCCAGGTCATCAGCAAGGCCGTCCAGGTCCAGGCCGTGATCAAGCGCCAGGCGACGGGCCAGGGCAACAAACGCCGAGCGCATCGACGCATCAAGAACCAGGTGATCGGGGATAGTCATGTTTGTCTCTCCGAAGGGGATGAATGTACCTCATCAGGTTGTCACTGTGGCAACAGCTTTGCCAATGGTGAAAAACGCTATTTGTTTGGACGACGACTACTGGGGCTTCTGGAGCGCCGTCCAATGAAGCGCCGGAATTGGAAACACTGGGTGCCGCGCTCGCCAGCCGACGCACTGGACGGCTGTGCGCAGCTGGCCATGCAGCGCTACAACCGCGGGATCGAGCGGCTTGCCACAGACCATCTGTGCCAGAACAACGCCAGCACCCTCTACAAATGGATGGGTAATGGCCGCCTGCCGCTGACCATGGTGCTGTCATTGGAGAAAGCCTGCGGCCTGCCGCTGATCACTCGCTACCTGGCCGCCGCTCACGGCAAGCTCCTGGTCGACATCCCGGTTGGCAAGGCTTGCAACGCCAGCGACCTTCAGCAGCTGCAGGGCGTGCTGCACAGCGCTACCGGCGCGTTGATGGCCTTCTACGACGGCAAGCAATCCGCCGAACAGACCCTGGACGCCATCCGCGCTGGCCTTGAATCCCTCGCCTGGCACCACGGCAACGTCGCCCAGGCAGAAACCCCTCAACTGGACTTTGGAGTGGCTGACGATGAGTGAGGTCATCAACCTGCAGGCGCTGCTGCGGCGCCTGGACGAGCAAGCCTATGAGCAGCTCTGCGTCGAAGCTGCGCGCCTTGCCGAAGAGAACGAGCACCTGCGCACCGAGCTGACCCGCATGGAGGAATGTGCCGAAGGGTGGTGCAACGAGGCCCAGCATCTACACCAGCAACTGGCGGAGGCCACCGGTGGCCAAGCCGCTATCACCCAATCCGGCGCACTGGTCGTCATCCCGATGGAGCGCTGCGCATGAGTGCTGAAAAGTACCGCTCCGAGCAGGTCCAGCGCGCTCTACGGGTCATGTTGGCCCTGGGGGCCAACGAGTTTCGGGGACTGCTCCTGAAGGAGGTGGCGGTCGCCGCCGAGTGCGATGCGAGTACCGCGCTGCGCGCCCTGGAGAACCTGCGCATCGCCGGTATAGCCGATCGCAGCCCGCATGACGACAAGCGCTGGCTGCTCGGACCGCGCTTGGTCCAGTTGGCCTTTGGCTTCGACGAAGCCCTGCGCCGCGGCCAGGACGAACTCAACGAGCGTCGCCAACGCTACACCCGTCTCCCGAACTAAGGAAATCCCATGGCCCGCAAAGCATCTACCCCGAAAATTGACCCCATGCCGGAGATCAATCAGGAGGCATTCCAGGAGGACATGAACGCAGTCGGCGTCCTGGGCGCCATTGCCCAGGGCATGCATGAGGAACGCGACCTGGTCAACCAACTGCTCGGCCAAGCGCAGATGGCGGACGCATTTGCCAAATTTTCGGTCACGGTGACCACTTCTAAGTTGGCTTATGTCAAAGAAAACAAGCTCTACCGGGCTTTGAAGGGCATGAAAAGTGGTCACGGTGACCAGTTTTTGACTGGTACCTGGGAGGAGTTCTGCGATTTGCTGGGCAGGTCTCGTGAACAGGTTGACCGTGACATCGCCAACCTCCGCGCCTTCGGCGAAGAGGCCCTGGAATCCATGTCCCGCATGGGCATCGGCTACCGCGAGCTACGCCAGTGGCGCAAGCTGCCCGAGGACGCCCGTAGCGCCCTGATCGAAGCGGCCAAGCAGGGCAACAAGGACGCCGTCGAGTACCTGGCCGAGGAACTGATCGCCACCCACACCAAGGAAAAGGCTGCCCTGGAGAAGCAGGTCGAGGATCTACGGGCGGACAACGAAGCCCTGGGCGAGCGCATGGCACGCAAGTCCCGCGAGCTGGACGAAACCGTCCACGAACTGGAAAAGACCAAGCGGCGCATCCAAACCATGAAGGCGGATGAGGCCGAGAAAGAGCTTCGCCAGGAGGCAACGGCGATCGCTTTCGAAGCCGAGGCCGACATCAGCGGCAAGCTGCGCGAAGCCTTCTCCGTCATGCTCGACCACGCCGAAAAGACCGGTACCGATCCCCGCACCTTCCAGGCCGGTCTGGTGCGCCACCTCGAAAAACTGCTCCTGCAGATTCGCGAAGAGTTCCAGTTGCCCGACGGCGAAGCCCCCGATGACATCAGCGAATTCGGCTGGATCGAGCAAATGGGCAAGTCCCAGCCTGCAGGCGTGGCTGAGGACTGAGCCATGAGCGCCGTCATTACTCAAGCCCTGGTCGATCTGGAGCGCGCCCTTCGCGCCGCCCCACGCGGGCAGCGCGTAGAGATTGCCCAGTCGACGGCCCAGCGGCTCGACATGTCACTCGCCACGCTTTACCGCAAGCTGAGGGAGGTCACCGCAGACAGCAAGCCCCGCAAACGCCGGAGTGACGCCGGCACCAGTGCCCTGAGCCGGGAAGATGCCCTGACCATCAGTAGCGCGCTGATGGAGAGTGCCCGCCGCAACGAAAAGCGCCTGTATAGCCTGGAGGATGCGGTGGAAGCGCTACGGGCCAGCAAGATGATCCGGGCGGACGTCATTGACGAGGACACGGGCGAGATCCGGCCGCTGTCCATCAGCGCGATATCCAGGGCTCTCTACAGCTTCGGGGTTCATCCCCAGCAATTGCTCCAGCCGGCTCCGGTGAGCGAGTTGAGAAGCCGTCACCCGAACCACGTTTGGCAGATCGATGCCTCTCTGTGTGTTCTTTATTACCTCAAGCCCGGCGCCGATGAGCACGGTAACGGCCTGCGCGTCATGGAGCATGACCAGTTCTACAAGAACAAGCCGAAGAACGTGGCCCGCATCGCCTCTAACCGGGTCTGGTCGTACGAGATCACCGAGCACGCCAGCGATTGGATCTACGTGAAGTACGTCATGGGCGCCGAGAGCGGCGAGAACCTGTGTGATGTGCTGATCGACGCCATGCAGGAGCGCGGTGGCAACGACATTCTGCATGGCGTGCCGCAGATTCTGATGATGGACCCAGGTTCTGCCAACACCTCGGCCATGGCCCGGAACCTTTGCCGTGCGCTGCGCATCCGCGTCATCGTCCACAAGCCCGGTGCCGCGCGGGTGACCGGCCAAGTGGAGAACGCCCGGAACCTCATCGAGCGCAAGTTCGAAGCGGGACTGCGCTTCCAGCCTGTCGCCGACCTGGACGAACTGAACGCTGCCGCCAAGACCTGGCGCGCGTGGTTCAACGCCGCGAAGAAACATTCCCGCCATGGCATGACCCGCTCGGAGGCCTGGATGCGCATCCGTGAGCACCAGTTGGTGAAGGCGCCCAGCGTCGAAGTATGCCGCCAACTGGCAATCGCCGAGCCGGAGAGCCGCAAGGTCACTAACAAGCTGCGCGTCAGCTTCCAGGGAACCGAATACGACGTCTCGGTCGTACCTGGCGTGATGATCGGCGAGAAGCTGATGATCACCCGCAACCCCTGGCAGAGCGATGCCGCCCAGGCGATCACTTTCGACCAGGACGGCCATGAAGTCTTCCACGTCATTCCTAGGATCGAGGAAGACGAGTTCGGCTTCGACGTGCGCGCACCCATGATTGGCGAGGACTTCCGGCAGCATGCGGAGACGCCTGCGCAGAAAGCCCGCAAGGAAGCGGCCCGGCTGGCCATGGGCGTCGATACCGATGCCGAAGAGCAGGCCGCACGCAAGGCCAAGGCCATTCCGTTCGGCGGGAGGCTCAAGCCCTACCAGCACATCGAAGACGCTCAGTTGCCGACCTTCATGCCACGCAAGGGCAGCGAGCTGCAGCTCGACGTGACGTTGCCCACCGTCGAGAGCAAGCCACTGAGCCACCCGGCAGCCGCCAAGATCCTCCGAGCGCGGCTGGATGGCGTCTGGAGTCCCGAGTCGATGCTCTGGCTCAAGTCCAACTACCCCGACGGAGTACTGGAGGACCAGCTCGACAGCATCGTTGAGCAGTTGCAGGCGGCGTCCAGCCGGCCCGCGCTGCGCGTTGTGGGAGGTAACTCGTAATGCTGAAGCTCAAGGAAGTCCTGGCCAGCCTCGGCAAGCCGCAGACCGATCTGGCCCGTGCGGTCGATCTCAGTCCGGCGGCGATCGCTCAACTGATCAACCACAGCCAGTGGCCGAAATCGCTGGACCAGCAGCAACTGGCCTGGCGGATCACCGAATACCTGATGGCTCAGGGCGCGCAGTTCGACACCGTGCGCCAGGCCTTCGACGAAGTGGGGCCCCGACGCAGCAACGTCGGGGCCCCTGCAACCCCCGAAGACGCTCAAGAAAACGAGGAGTGCGAACCCATGCTAATGCGCAAACAGGTATTGCTGCCAGCCACGAAGAAGGCTTTCGACATCCGTCGCGACCCCTTCGACGAACTGCACAGCGCCGACGACATCTTCATCAACGCTGATATCCGCTATGTACGCGAGGCGATGCACCAGGTCGCTATGCACGATGGTTTCCTGGCAGTGATCGGCGAGTCAGGGGCGGGCAAGTCCACCTTGCGCCGAGATCTGGAGCATCGACTGGAAGGCAGCCCGGTGACGGTCATTCAGCCATACGTGCTGGGGATGGAAGACAACGACACCAAGGGCAAGCCCCTCAAGAGCGAGCATATCGCCGAGGCCATCCTGGCGGAGATCGCGCCAGACCAAACGCCGCGGAACAGCTCGCAGGCCCGCTGGGCGCAACTGCACAAGGCTCTGAAGGCCAGCCACACCGCAGGCTCGCGCCACCTGCTGATCATCGAGGAGGCACACAGCCTATCGACCCCGACGATCAAGCACCTCAAGCGCTACCGCGAACTCGAACTGGGCTACACCAAGCTGGTGTCGATCATCCTGATCGGTCAGCCCGAACTGCTCATCAAGTTGTCGCCGCGCAACGGCGAAGTCCGAGAGGTGGCCCAGCGCATCGAGATCGTCGAGTTGCCGCCGCTCACGGTCGGCGGGCTGGAACAGCACCTGGCGTTTCGTTTCGAGCGGGTTGGCAAGGCACTGAGCGATGTGATCGATGCATCCGGCCTGCAGGCCGTCATCGAGAGGCTGGGGGGCGTCAAGGAAAACAAGCCCAGCCTGCTCTATCCGCTGGCCATCGGCAACCTGGTGAAGGCCGCTATGAACTATGCCGCGCTCGTCGGCGAGCCGCGCGTCACTGCTGACGTGGTTCGGGAGGCCTGACATGAACGTCGTACCGATCACTGGCCGCCTCCCTGAAGAGCAGCCGAAAGCTACCCATCTGCCGCTCTGCACAGTACTGACGCCAGAGCTGGCCCGCTGCCTGGAGGCCGTCAACAGCGCCACCCGCGCCTTGCGCCAGGCCGGCATTCCGATTGAGCAGACGTCGGTGCTTGATCGCCGCCTGTTCATCCGCGAAGAGGATTCGCTGCGGCTGCACCGCCGCTTCCGCAACGCCATCCGCGGTATTCGCCAGACCACTCACGGGATGGTCACCGTCCATGTCGTCAGCCTGCGCGGTGTTGACGTGGCCTGGACGACCCCGGTGAAGGAGCAAGACCAATGACTGTCATCACCCATGCCTACACCCCGCTGATGGACGTTGATTCCATGAGCGAAGAGGACTGCCGTCTGGCCCTGAAGGATGTTCTGCAGGATGGCTTCGCGAAGGACCAGCAACTGGTTGAGCTGAAGACTGGCATCCACAAGCTGGACAGGATGCTGGTCAAGCTCATCGACCTCTTCATCGCCGGGGACTTCTCCAAGCTGCATGCGGAGCTGCAGAGCATGGCGGCCTACCTCCAGGAGCAGCGTGCCGCCCAGAAGTCGGCAAGGAAGGTGCACTGATGGACAGCAAACTTTCCGCTTCCATGGCGGCGCTGCGCAAGGTCGTAAAGAGCCCACATCCGGCGATGTTTTGGCAGGAGACCATGGGGCACGTCGCGGTGGTCCTGGATCACCTGCAGGAATTGATCAGTGATGGCAGCACCGCTCCAGCCATCGAGGTTCAACCCGGCGATCACTCGGAACTTCGCCGCATTGCTGTCGCGCTCAAGAACCCACTGCTGAACGGCCAAGAGGCCTCGGACCTGATGGTCCGCTACGAGGCTCTGACCATGCCCGATCACATCATCGCGATGATCGATGGGCTGCCTCAACGCGTTCTGGATAAGCAATGCCGCGACGACGTGGCGCGTGCGCTGGGGTTGTGTCCGAACCAAGAGCGCGGTTTCGCATGGTCCTACCTACTGACATCGATCAAGTCGTGCGTGAAAGCGTCCGAGGATACCTGCCGGGCTCAGCACAGTGTGCCGGCGGGGTGGAAGCTGGTGCCGATTGAGCCGACCCCGGAAATGCTGGACGCACGCCGCGACTGCGAGGACGGAATGGACGGCTATCTCGTTGAGGATACCGAGTACTACTTCCCGGATCGAGGTGCGGTTCGCGACTTCCTGGCATGTGTCTATCACGGCATGCTCGCTACCGCGCCAGCGCCCTCGAAGAGGAGCGCTGACGATGAGCGTTGAAGCGTACATCCGCGGCATGGCGGCCCGTGGATTTAGCCGCTCGGCCGCCGCAGCGGCACTCGGGATGCACTGGGTCAAGTTCATGGACCTGCTCGAACGCATGCCAGATATCGAGTGGGGCTATCCCTACAAGTCCTTTGACCGCCGCAGGCATGCCAAGAACCTGAAGGGGTACCGGTTCCGGGATAGCGAAGGACGCCGCCGGTCGGTGGCGGCCTTGCGGGCTGTCAACCAGGCGAGACGGCATGAGTACACCGTCTTCGGCGTCACCGACAGTTTGAGCAACCTGGTGAAGCGCTTCGGTTGTGTCGCCAAAAGCACTGTGCAGAAGCGCTTGGCCAAGGGCATGTCCATCGAGCAGGCGCTTACGACGCCTCGCTCTGACCATCTTTCTGGCTTGAAGCGTAAGCCAGAGAGTCATCCCTGGAAGCGGGCTGAGCGTCGAGGAGTGATCAACCACCGTGAACGCCAACTCAAGGCGAAACGGGATCAACGTCAAGCGGAGGAACGCTTGCATGGCTGATGTTCTGGAAATCGACTGCCCCGCGTGCAGCACGCCATACCCCGAAATCACCGCAGGCTCTGCAGCTCATGACCCGAGCCTGATCGAACTGGTGATCACCTGCAACAACTGCGGACACATCCTGAATGCGTTCGTCTCCCTGGCTGAGATGAGCGTTGTACCGAATCCCGAAGAGGAACCCTCCCATGGCTGAACAAACAGTGCATGTTCCCGCCGGGTACCGCATGGACGCCAAGGGGCGCCTGGTACCTGAAGAAATGATCAAGCCCATTGACCTGGAGCGCGACCGCCTTGTGCAGGAGATCGTTGCCAAGGGGAAGGCTCTGAACAAGGCGTTGCTGGATTTCAAACTGGCGACATTCGGCGATATCGAAGCCTTCATCACCCTGTCGGCCGAGCAGTACCAGGCGAAGGTAGGTGGCAAGAAGGGCAACGCCTCCCTGGTCAGCTTCGACGGTCGCTACAAGGTCATTCGGGCCATGGCCGACAACATCGCCTTCGACGAGCGCCTGCAGGCAGCCAAGGCGCTGATCGACGAGTGCCTCCATGAATGGACGGAAGGTGCTCGCGCGGAGGTCATCACGCTGATCAACGATGCGTTCCGCGTTGACCAGGCGGGAAACATCCGTACCGGCAGCGTGCTCGCTCTGCGCCGCCTACAGATCGACGACGAGCGCTGGCAACGTGCAATGCAGGCCATCGGCGAGGCTGTCCAGGTCGTGAGCACCAAGGCGTATGTGCGTATCCAGGAGCGGGTCGGGGACACCGACCAGTACCGCTCCATTCCTCTTGATATCGCGGGGGTGTGACATGGACCAGGACCGTATCCTCGACAAGATCAAGAAGTGCCTGGAAATGGCCAAGGGGCGGGGTTCCAACCCGAACGAGGCCGAGATCGCGCTGCGTCATGCCCACAAACTGATGGAAGCCTACAACCTGGAGATGGGCGACGTGCTGGCCAGCATGGCTGGCGAGGCCAGGGTTCCCGCCGGCTCAGATGGAAAACCGCCGGCCTGGCGGGTGCGCCTCGCTCAAGTGTGCTGCCATGCCTTCGGCACGCACCTGATCATCTGCACCTCCTATTTCGAAAGCGCTTCGTTCTTGTTCGTCGGCTGCGCGGCGGCGCCGGAGCTGACCGGCTATGCCTACCAGGTGCTGGAGCGACAGCTGCAGAAGGCGCGCAAGGACTTCCTGAGCACGCAGAAACGCTGCAAGCGGTCCACCAAAGTAGCCCGTGGAGATGCCTTCGCGCATGGATGGATCGAGGCCGTGTACGCCAAGGTCGACCAGTTCGCGGGCGTCGACGACAACATCGCCGACGCGATCCAGGCGTACATGGCGAAGCACCACGCTGACGTCGGCAAGTTCGAGATGAAGCGCCGCAAGCTCAAGGCACGTGACGAAGTGGCCAGTGAAGCGGGGTATGCCGCGGGCAAGTGCGCGCGGCTGCACCAGGGGATCGGGCACCAGGCCGTGGCTCGGCTTACTCAGGGGGTATGAGATGTCGCAATCCAATCCGTTCATCCGTCCTGACAAGGACTACGGTGCAGTGAGTGCTGATGATCGGCTGCGCGCTCTGGAAAGCTTCGATCTAGAGCAATGCCGTGCTGCGCTCTCGGTACCCGGTCTGCAGAAGACCGTCGAGAAGAAGCTGCACAGCCGCATTCGACAGCTCAACAAGGAGGCCAGGTGATGGAGCGCTACCACTCAACGGCCGGCGATCCACCTCGGCGTGATGCTGACGTAAAGCGGCAGGAGGCCCAGGAGCTGGACGAACTGGTTCAGCAGTTCCTGGCCGGCGGCGGGCAGATCGAGAAAGTCGGGTACAAGATGCGCGAGCTGCCGGACACTTTCGTCATCAATCCCATGAAGACGCCGGTATACAACGGAGCCCTGGCCGAGAATTCGTCGCTCAAAGCGAAGCCTGCCGCGCCACGTACGCAAGCCAAGACCGAGCCCCAGCGCTCCCCAGCGCCCTTGCCGGCTTTACAGCCGGCTCCTGGCGTGAACCCGAAGGTCTGGTTGAGCCGGATGATCAAAGCCCAGGCGCTGCTGGCTGCGCAGACGGCCAGGCTCGCTCGCGAATTGGGCGTCAGCGATGCTGAGCTGCGCCGGCTGGGGCGTCGGCATGGCATGGAGGTGTTCCATGGCACTCGCTAGGGGGCTGCTCAGCAAGATCCACATCGCTCGTCAGCAGCTCGGCCTGCAGGACGATGTCTATCGGCAGAAGCTGCAGGTGATGTTCGGCAAGGGGTCGGCGCGGGATCTCAACCTGCGCCAGGCTGAGCAGTTGCTGACCGAGTTCAAGCGCCTGGGCTGGCAGCCACAGCCCAGCAAGCGAGCAGCCGGCAAGCCGCACAATTGGCGGCAACTGCCAGCGGAGGTCGAGGTGATCGAGGCTCAACTTACCAACATGGGGCTGCCTTGGAGCTACGCCGATGCGATCGCCAAACGCCAGTTTGGCGTAGCCAAAGTGGCCTGGCTGAAGAAGCCTGAACAGCTCAAAGCGGTGTTGGCTGCCCTGCATGTTGAGCAGGAGAAGCGCGGGCTTTTGGGTAACGTGGAGGAACTGCTCAAGCTGCTCGGCGAGCATGATCCAAACTGGAGGGTGGATCTGGAACACCTGCCCAAAGGCTGGGAGCGGCGACGTCCAATTCTCAAGAGCCTGGTCGAAACACTGCGTGCAGCAGCGTCTGCTCGGGGGCTCTTGTAATGCAATTGCAGTGCCCCTGCTGCGGTGAGCAGTTTCCGGTAGAGGCCGGGTTCGCAGATACCGACGGCAAGAGGCTGGCGGCGCTGTTTGCCGGCCTCGATCCGAAACTGGGCCGCGCAATACTCAATTACCTACGCCTGTTCAGTCCAGCCAAACGAGGCCTGCGCATGACGCGCGCCATAAAGCTTGTGGAGGAACTGCTCAACCTGGTCAATACAGGCACAGTGCAAAAGGATGCCCGCTCCAACGACACCAAGCCGGCTTCGCCGCGTCTATGGACCACCGGTATCGAACAGATGATCACCGGCCGCGAGCGCCTGCAACTGCCGCTTGAGAACCACAACTACCTGCGCGCGGTGGTGTGGGGCCTGGCCAGTGATCCAGCGCAGGCTCTGGCCGCTTCCTCAAAGCGGCCGCAGGCCGGTGGACCCAGCACCCAGCAATTGCTCCAAGACCAAGTCGGTCGAATTCAGTCCGATATCGTGTTGGGGCTGATTACTAAAGAGGATGGAGAGCGCCAGATCGCGGCGCTGAAGGGGGGAGCATGAAGCAGAGTTCGATTCTGGCGGAAACTCGCCATGAGCTGCTGGACGACATTGCGGCACATACAGCAACAGTACTGTCTGAACATGGTATTGACGCTGGCCTGGCTGAACAGGCCGGCCATGCGGTAGCTGACCATCTGGCGAACCAGTGGCGTGGCGCCACGCTGTACATCCCCTCCGACTATCGCCACCAGGTTACCAAGCGTGATCTCCAGATTCTCTCCGAGTTCAACGGACGAAACCATCACGCCCTGGCCCGGAAGTACGGACTGACGCCCAGTTCTATATATAAGCTGTTAAAGCGTATTCAGGATCGTAAGTTCGAACGTGACCAGGGCAAACTGGACCTCGGCGACGGCCTGGCCTGACCGGCCGCCGCCTTTTCATCCTTGGAAACTCTTTTTCAAAGCCTATCCCACTAAATCCCTTTCCCTTCCTCTATATCCCACAATTTTCTCGCTTTACCCTCCTGGTTTATCTCACTCTCTCTCAGCGTGGAGACCTCCGAGCAGCGTGACTACCTGGCCGCCCGCGGGGTGGATTACCTGCAGGGCTACCTGATCGGCCGGCCGATGCCGCTGGAGAGTCTGCTTTCCAGCCTGACTGTGCAGGAAGGGCAGGGGGCTTCCGTCGTCGCACTTCCGGCGGACCGAGGCTAGCGGCTAAAAGTCCCGCGCCAGGGGCGAGCTGCCAGCTTATTCGTCACGGATGAGCAAAAGACTCGCAGACCGAACAGGTGCAAACCGCCCCTGGCGCGACAAGAAGCCCGCATCCGCGGGGCTTCTTTTTGGCGTCGGCTGTGGTAGATTTTTTTTCGCCGAGCTGGGAAGACAGCAGCTCGGGTAAAAGGCAGCGTCTCGACTCCAGCGCTGCCTTTTTTTATTTGCAGGCCGGATCAGCCAGATCGCGGACAACAAAAAACCGGCGCGAAGGCCGGTTTCCCTGCTGTCCTGGGCTCCCCTGGAAACGCTTGGGAAGTCAGGATGGTGCCTCGGGAGGGCACCTAGGCTGACTCTGTAGTATCCCGAAACTTCCAGCGTCTTCCTGTAAGGGCCTGATTTGCTGGAGCTTACCTTTGGCGCGGTCCTGCGACTTCCCGCAGCTTGGCGTAATTTCCTGCTACCCTTTACGCCAAATTTACGCCAAGCGGGGCACGTGGTGGCAACGTACAGAAAGCGAAGCGGTGGATGGCGCGCCGAGGTGGCAAAGAAGGGCGTTCGAGACTCCGGCACCTTCTCCACCAAGGCCGAGGCGGTGGCCTGGGCGACTCAGCGGGAGGCCGAGATTCTGGCGGGAGTTGGGAGCCCCAAAGGGGCATCGAACTTCACTCTGAAGGAGGCGCTGGAGAAATACAAGGACGAAGTCTCACCCACCAAGGCCGGCAAACGCTGGGAAGAGATCCGACTCGACAAGCTGGTCAATGACTTGGAGTTCGTCGGCGAGCGCATCTGTGATATCGGCGCCGATCAGATCGCAGCATGGCGCGATCACCGATTGAAGTCGGTGGCCACGTCGTCTGTGCGTCGCGAAATGACGTTGCTGTCAAGCGTGTTCGAGCAGGCGCGAAGGGAGTGGAGATGGTGCCCGACCAACCCTGTTCGCGAGGTGCGGCGGCCGAAGAGCCGGCCGCCGCGGGACAGGCGCATTTCGGCTGCCGAGGAAGCCCTGATCCTTGAGGGGCTCGGGTATCAGGAGGGCGTGGCGCCGGCCGGCAAGATGCAGGAGCTTGCCTACGCCTTCCTGATCGCCCTGGAGACGGCTATGCGGCAGGGTGAGATCCTCGGCCTCGTTGCTGCCCGAGTCCACTTGAGTGCCCGTTACGTCGAACTAGACAAGACGAAGAACGGCGATGCCCGTAAGGTGCCGCTCAGTTCCCGCGCAGTGACTTTGCTCCGAGTTCTGGTAGATGCTGCCGGGAAGCGCCAGAACCTGTTTACGCTGACGTCCGGCTCGGCCGATACCCTCTTTCGGAAGGTGCGGGACAGACAGAAAATCGACGGGCTGAACTTCCACGACACGCGCCACGAAGCCACGACCAGGCTCGCCAGGAAGCTCGATGTGCTCGACCTGGCCAGGATGACGGGACACCGTGACCCGCGCTCGCTCATGGTCTACTACAACGCTACGGCAAGCGAAGTGGCGAGCCGACTGGATTAAGGAGCAACTGATGATTGATGGAGCGGACTGGACCACAATTTTGGTGGCCTTCTCTTCAGGAGCCACGGCAGCCCTTGGGCCTGTTGCCTTAAGTCTTTGGAGCGAAGCTAAGTCGAAATCGGCGGTTCGAGCAGCGATCCTCGCTGAAGTTGCGGCTATTGCTGATGTAATTCGGCATCGCAGGTATGTGGAAGACCTTTACCAAATCGAGCGCAATGTAGTGCCTGCGAGGCAGGCACAAATGCAAGTTGTCGTCCCTGACGAAGTCACTTTGATATACAGGAGCAATGCGGACAAGCTTGGCTCTCTCTCTCCTAACGAGGCAGCCAGAGTCGTTTGCTTTTATCAGATGGTTCTTAGCGTAGCTGCTGATATGGCACCAGGCGGGGCGGTCTACGAGGGCTCAGATCAGCCACGAACTTTTGCCGAGTCCCGCTTGATGCTCTTGAAAGCTCTTTCCATTGCCGATGAGCTCGCAGGGGTTTAACCCCTGCGACGTCCCTTCGGCAGCTTACTGCTGTTCTGTCTAGCCCACCTTTTTACGTCTACCGCGAACCACCGCTTGGACGCCTTGACCGTGCCGCACGGCTGTAGCGGGTCAGGAAAGTCCGGCCGAGTTACCACGCGACCTTCAATCGTGGCCGGCGACAGCTTGAGGTACTCGCCGATTTCTTTCGTGGTCCAGAGTTCGTCCTCTGGAGCCACTTTCGGGCCGCGCAGGTGTGCCAGCAGGTCGCGGATGGCGCCGGCCAGGTCCTGTTCTGGGGCCTGGTGATTCTCTTCGATCATGTCTTACTCCTTTCGTTGCGCATCGCGCCGCAGACTTCAGGCTTTCGCTCGACTGTGCGGATTGATCCGTCCTGGCTGTGGACGGTGAGTGCCGGTCGCCGAATCTGCACCGTTCCATCTGGCGCCATCTCCTGCCGCAGGGCGCCGTAGAAAGGGCCACCCGGGGCGAACGGGTCAGGGATGGCCGACGGATTTTCAAGCAAGAACTTCTGAAACAGGTTCTGGACCGCTGCGGTAAGTGGCCCCGTGTTCCCTCGGTTGGAGCGGCCGCTCTTGTGGTCTGCGCTGTCCTCGAACTCCCCACCAATCCAGAGCAGGCCGCCAACGATTCCGGCGTCGCCCGCGCAGACCTCGGCAGCCTCGGCACGATGGGCATGATTCACCCCCAGGAGGTCGCACAAATCGTCGAACGACAGGGCCTGCTCGATCATGGCTGAGTTTCCGATAAGCCAGGCACCGCTCTCTTCCATGGCTTGTCTCGCAGCTCTGGTGCGATCCAGATATGCCGCTCGCTCGCGCTCAAGCGCCCGCTCGGTGAACGGCATGCCCTTGAGGAGCCGCCGACGCATCTGGCGATACTCGGCGAAGCTGGTGTCGCGATCGGCGCACACCGCACGGACGAACATCCGGAGGGCCGCCAAACGGACGCGCAGGTTACGGCGACTGTCGGCGTAGATATCGATCAGCCTGTGCAACGTTGCGCCCCTCACGACCGGCTCTCCTTGTTCGTGTCGCAGATCCGCAGGTCGACCCCGCAGGCCTGGACCAACTCGGTCAACTCGCCGAGCTTGGTGTTGGGGTTCTGCATCGCCTGACCCAGGCGGACCAACTGTTGGCCTAGGGTGGCGAGCGGGGTAGGGTGATACCCTGGTGGTGGTGGAATGTCGGAGCCTCTCATCACTGGCATACCTCCCAGATGAACAGGGTCTTGAACGGCTGTAGTGCGGCGCCGGCGGCAACAGTGGCCAGGCCAAACAGCGCGACGAGTGCGATAGCGGTCAGTGCCTTGCGCATGGTCATTGCTCACCTCCAGGCGCTGGGGCTGCGGCAAGGAGTCCGCGATAGACACATGCCAGGAAGTCGCGAACCGCACCCCGATCCGGGAAGTAGTACTCGGTATCCTCAACGAGATAGCCGTCCATTCCGTCCTCGCTGTCGCGGCGCGCGTCCAGCATTTCCGGGGTCGGCTCAAGCGGTACCAGCTTCCACCCCGACGGCACGTTGTGCTGACCCAGGGCGGTCTTCAGTTGATCCTCCAAGCGCTTGGCATAGCCGCGAATGCCTTGCACGGTCCAGCCACCATCGATGGCGTCTTGCGGCAGCCCTTCGCAGATGCGTTCGAACTGGCGCAGGAGCTCGACTTCGGCCAGGGCAGCATCTCGCTCTTTTTCGCAGCGCCCCCAGCCGTTCGTTGCGCTACCGAGCTTGAAGATCAGCTCGGTATTGCGCTCTCGCTGAGATTGAAGCTCCGCCTTCAGCGCCCCGACCTCGGCCAGGGCGACGTCGTGTTCTTCCAGCAGCTTTGCGCGCTCGGCGATGTACGCCATGACATCGGAACGAGATCTCCCGGCGGCTTCTTGCCAGTCTGCGACTTCCGCCTGCAGGCGCCTCAGCTCATTGACCACCACCTCGACGGCTTCAATCACTGGCACGCCGACATAGCCGTCCTCGATTTCCGCGCGATCAAGCCAGCGCACCAGAGTTTGGAGGCTTTCGGCCAGTTTGCTGTCGCCCGATCCCGGCGCGGGGTGGGGTCGCTCGCCGGCATTACCCGGTCCGGAAACAGGTTCACCGCCAGGATTGCCAGGCTCCGAACTCGCTCCAGCGCCACTCAATGCCGCCAGTGCGATCTGTCGCATGTTCGCCGCCGGCATGTTGTCCTGCTCGGGACAGGGGAACTCGGCGATGGTGCGGAGCGCCAGGTGTGCGTCCCCGTCAGCAAAGTGCGAGATAACCGCGCCTGCGCGCCCGATTGCTATGGGCATTCCATTCCGCAGGTATGGGCGTACCGAGTCGATATGCATGCCCATGCCTGAGCGGAGAACGATGGTGATGGGGCTCATGATCAGCGGCCTCCGACGGCGGTGGTCAACGCATCGAGGAGCGCCTGCTTTCGGCGCTGGCCATGCAGGTACTCGCGCAGGGCAACGACGATCAAGGAGTTCATGCTGCGCGAGTCTCGCTTGGCTTCGGCTTCCACCTCGGCCCTCAGTCCGTCCGGCAGTCGGACAACGAACTTGTCCATATCCCGGCTGGTGCTGGCCGGCAGTTCGGTTACAACGGTTGCTCGTTTCATAGTTTCTCCAGGGCGAGCAAGGGCCCGCCGGCATTTGTGGCTTTGCCAAAATCGGTTGGGTTATGGGTTTATTGGTGCGTCAGGGGCATGCCGAACTTGCACCCCCTTCGGTGATCCGGTGTTGGTGATAACCGAACAGTCCGTCCAGGTCGATGTCGTACACCTCCTTCCAGGCATCCGCAGGCCACGCCCGGACACGGCCATAGAGAGGGTCTTCGACATAGTTGGGCTGGACTCCGTGGGAATCGCACCATGCACGCAATTTGCGCCAGGCCTGCGGGTCGAATTGAGTCTTGGTGAGGTTCTCTACTGCCTTGACCGTCGCCTGCCGGGTACCACGCCCGAGTTCATCTGCAAGACGACGTGCCTCGCGGACGGCGGCGGAAGCCGATGCCATTGCAGTGGCCTCTCGCCGGGAACCGATCTCTGCCTTGGTGGCGATGGCGTGGTCGCGCTCTTCGATGGCCTTCTGCTCAGAGCGCTTGGATTCCAGTAGGTGCTCCAGTGCCTGGATGTAGTCACCGGGGAGGGCCGGGAGCGTTTGCTTGGCCCGTGCCTCCAACTCGTGCAGTCGATCCAGGCATTTCGCGCGGAGCGGAATGCTGTAGCCCGTCAGGAGGATTTCGACCTCGCGGCGGGGCAGATTGAAGCAATGCTGGAGCCGCCCATAAGCGTCCGGGACATCTCCTGAAAAGTCAGGAGATCTTCCGTCGGCGTCGATCTGATATCCGAGCTCAAGGAGCATCTTGCGAATATCGGCAATGACGTTGTCATGGCGCTTTCCAGTCAATTCGGCAATCTCGCGGCTCGACATGGTGACGGCGTTGGTTGTGGTGATCAGGCTCATGCTGCAGCCCTCCTTTCGCGAGTGGCTTCGAGCATTGCTTTCAACTCGCCTACCTGGCCATCGAGCAGACTTCCCCAGTCGTCGGCCAAATACTGGCCAACACCGGCCAGGCGCTTGTTGTGGGACGGGAACTGTTCGGCCTGGTAGATCGCCCGGAAGATGGCGGACAGGTCGTAGAGGGTGCTGACGGCGAGCTCGATGGAATCGTAGGCCTTGGCGGCCAGGTCGAATGCTTCGGGCGCAACTTGGGTAGGGCTTGCCATTGTGGGGGAACTCCATAGCTGATTAGGGAGCTGCCACCGACCGTCGCCAAACGGAATAGGGTGGCAGACCGCGCGGGGTTGGCGAACCGGGGCTATGGAACCCGGCAGACCCGAAGGTCTCCCCACGCGATCTGCCATAGAGAGACACCGGGTAGCCGGTGCACGCCCAAACGGCAGGCACAAAAAAAGCGCCTGATGTTGGGTTGGCGCTGTCGCGCCATAGCCTGTCGGGTCGCCAAACCCGGCCACTGAATTTGCAGTGACGGGCCGAGCATAGTCCCGACTGTGAACAAGGGTCAAGTTCATCTCGTTCTCCGCGATTCAAACCGGCGATTTGCCGGTTTTACCCATCTGCCGGTATCCACCGCACAACCGCCTCAGTCGAAGCGGCTGTACGCTGGGTTTCCAGCCCCTGCCACGCCACGCCACGCCACGCCAAGCCGAGCCCAGTCAAGCCGTTCTCTGCCACGCCAGGCCAAACCCGGCCAAGCCACGTGGTGCTTTCGCACCGGACAGCACTCCACCTGAAGCGCTCGCCGCTGCGTCAGATCAGCCCTCTCTGTTGCAGGTCGTTCAGTTCTGCGTCCGCAAATGCGGCCGCCGCCTTCAGGTCTGCCACGGTAAGCTCGTCGACCGACTTTCCCAGGCCCTGGATGTGCCGGGCGAAAGCGCGCTGTGCCGGCCCGTTGTAGCCATAGCAGAAGTCGGCTGCGGCGCGCAGTTCACCGTCGAGCTGTAGCGCCAGGATGTTGAGAGGATCGTTTCTGTCCCAGGCCATGATCACGCCACCCAGGCCACGTCATCGCGGCGAGCAGTCAGGCGAGTTTCGATCTTCCTTTCGCCGCCACGGCGGCTGCGCATCATGTGGTCATCGTTGAGCAGTGGCTGACCGGCGACGAGGAAGGCAAGGGCGATCACGGCGGGCGAGATAAGCCCGCGGCGCATGGCTTCAGCCACCAGGGCGGCACGGCGGGTGACTCCGAGTTTGGTGGTCGCTGCCAGAACGCGCTTACCCACCGTGCCCGGCTGCATGCCCAGGTCGCGGGCCAGCTCCTTCGAGGTACGACCCGCAGCGATGCCCAGGACGCACTGAAGCTCACGCAGGGACAGGCCTTTGCCGAGGAAGCCGGTGAAACCGTGTGCTGTGATGGTGGCGGTGGTGGTCATGTGCTGCTCCGTGCTCTGGAACCAAGAAGGTACATACTGCAAATCAATCTAGTACCTTAAAGGTACATTGTCAATTGCAAAATGTACCTGTGAATCAGAATGGCAAGAGCGGAGTCTTTGAGGCGGGGCGTGAAGCTGGTGTAGGGGCACAGAAAGAAAGAGGAAGGGCTACGAGTAGGTGCAGGCTGAGATGGACGGTGTCGGCCTGGTGTTCAACGACGACGGCACCGTAACGCTGAGGTGGGATAGGCAGGCGCTGGAGGGGTAGGGCGGAAATGAAAAGCCCCGCAGATGCGGGGCCATTGGACAATCTCTTTCTGTTACGCCCTCATTTTTTCGAGGAACTCCTTCACCGGAGCGGTGCTGGATTCGCTAACAGTTTTCTCGGACGACTCGATTTCATTCAGTCGCTGACAAATGATTTGCTTGATCTCGGATCGAGCAAACCGATTGAGTAGGTCGCGGATCATCGGCTGATAGCCGACTCCGTGATACTCGGCAATTTTCTTGAGATCGTTTACTAATTGCTTTTGTAGGCGAATGGAAATCAGTTGGAGGCCGAGCGCGTCATCCACCTCTTGCTTTGAGCCAGTGGAGACTTGGGCGTGCGCTTCGGTCGTCCCGAGCTCGCCGCTTTCCCACAGTTCAACGTTGCTCATAGCTTCCTCACTCTTTGTCATTTGATTGCAAATTTTCTGTAGATACGTGTTTCTTCAGCACTGGGTTCGTACGCTGTTTTCAGGAAAACCTTACCATTCTCGAAGACGAAACAGATCTTTAGGGCCCTGCCAGCGTTTGTTTCGGCTACGAACCATTTCGTTACAGGGTCTGTCTTGTGATCCTCTCGCAGGTCGATCAGGTGTTCACCCTCGCAGTTCTCGAAGCATTGCTCGATTTCTCTGCGGCTCACGCCACCATGCTTTTCCTGAAGCTTCCTCTCGATGGCGTCCGAAATGATCAGATTTTCCAAGCGCGGTTACCATTTGACTTTGTATATACAGATGATAGGCCGCTCTGGGAGGTAGATCAATCCCTCTGTATATACAGACAGCTAGGCAGAAAAATGGTTCGGCTGAGAGCAGTCAGTGTCGCCGCCGGCGCATCACCGACCACCAGAACACCCACCCGATCACGCTGATGTCACCGGCACGCATCTGGTCCCTGGTGTACTCCTCATCGGGGTACTCGTCCCGGTTGTAGCTGCGCAACCGGATGCCGCCGCCAGGCAGGCGATAGACGAATTTCACCCGCAGCAGGTCGTCATGCTTCAGGGCGTAGATCTCGCCGTCGGTGATCGCGTTGACTGACATATCGATCCCGATGACGGCTCCGTCGGCAATGAGCGGTTCCATGCTGTTGCCGGTGACGTTAACGCAGACGGCGCATTTCGGATTCACTCCTGATTCGTGCAGCACGGATCTCGGGAACCTGATTTTGCGCTTTGCGAGCTCCAGATCTGGAAATCTGCCACCGCCCGCAGCCACCTGAATTTCGTCGAAGTAGGGGATCTCTACCTCGTCGAGATCAAGTGGATCACCTTCTTCCCACGTGGATAAAGGCATAAGATCTCTCTCGGCGTCGGCGTCGGCGTCGGCGTCGGCGGAGGGCAAGGGGGACACGGCTTTTGCCTGAAAGTGAGGCGCTTCAAAAATATGCTTGCCATGTAATACATCAAGCCAGCCGCGCGGTAAGTCAAAGCATTCTTCGATGTGCCTGGCGAGCTTGTTGCCGATGTTCTTCGTTGGGTTCGAGCCAATCAGCCTGCTGACCTGAGTTGGTTCACGGTCAATGCGGCTGGCGAACGCACCTGTCCCCCCCTCCTTCTCTGCAAGTGAAAGGGCATTTGTACGGCGGATAGTACTGATGTCAATCATTCATCCATTCCATCATCTGTACCAGAAATGTACAGAACCTTGACGGTACATAGACTTTTCGCCATCCTTGTACCCAGGAGGTACATTTATGGCCGTCATTACATCCCAAAACCCCAATGCGGAAGCCTTGCGGGAGTTTTGGAAAAGTCTGAGCACCAGGGAGCGCAGCGAGGCTGCGCGCAAGCTTGATACCTCTGTTGCGTACCTGCGACAGGTTCTGGCGTGTGGGCGCACGCCAGGGGCGGTTCTTGCTCGTGATCTGGAGCGTGTGTTCGAAGCTCGAATTGCGCGGCATCAGTTGAGGCCTGATCTGTACGACGTGCCCACAAGCTCCGCCGACCTTGAGCCCATTCTGCCGTCCGAATCCCGCCTCGGGCAGTGCGCTGATGCTGCTGTGCAGGCATCCAGTATGGGGGCGGAGCAATGATCCGAAACGTCTTCGTGATTCTGGCTGGACTGATTGCGGTGGCCGTTATCTGTGCCGCTGGGGTGATCCTCCATGCCATCGGCGGCTACCACATCGAGCTGACGCCGATCATCGCGACAGTGGGGGCCGCCGGCGGGATCGCGCTCCTTTGCCATGAGTTTGGCTACAGCGCTGGGCGCAACAAGGCACTGGATGACCGCTTCTACCCAGATGCAGATGCGCCTTACGTGCACTTTCCCCGAGGCATGGACAGCTACCAGGACCGTCTGGATTTCCTGAATCGCGCCATAAAGCGGCTGCACGAGATCGAGTCAGCCAAGGCCAACGATGCTCAGGATCAGCGCCCCAGCGATCAGGGCAATCAGCCAGAGCGCAAACGTCATGATTGATGCGCGCCTTTTCTCCCAGAAAGCCCTCAGCGGCGTTATTCCGCCCCGGTCTTCTGGGAAGTATTCCTTGTCCCAGTGCCTTTCCTTCCAGCGCCTGAAGGCATCTCTCAACCAGTTCATGCCGGGCCTCCGTGGCCGTTCTGTGTGGAAACAAAACGATAGCACGGAGTGTCCTGGCGCCACTTTGCGGCCCGGCTGATTCAAACGCCGGAAAGCAAAAAGCCCCGCTTTCGCGAGGCCTTTAGTCGGTAGTCGTTGACGCGACTGCCTGGATATCAATTTGTCTTTCGAAGGACGGACTAACTATGCAACAGAAAACTCAACGCGCGCAAGTCCCCTGCGCCGTTACCACCGACCACCAGGTTTGCTTCGATCCTCTCAACGGGGATGAGTTCTTGTTCTCCATTGTTGCCGACCGGCCGGTTGACGCGGCTCTGGCCGCCGCCGAGGACATCAGCGAGGCGGTTCACCTGATTCTTTTGAGAATGACCCGGGCGATGGACGATGCCGGCGAGCCGCTACTCTCTCAGGAACTCAATACTCTCGCCCTGCTGGGGGCCATGTCTGGCGCATTGCTCAGAGCTTGCCGGGCCGGTGTCGCGACCCAATCCGGAAATCCTGAAAGCGTGTCGCGACACGCAGGCGGTGCAGCATGAGCGCGGTCTGGAACAAGCCCCAGTCGTCTGCACTGAAGGCTCCGATATCTCAGCTTCCGCCGCGGAGATTCGCAGTGATTAACCCGACCACGACGGTCGAAGAGGTGTTGAGCGAGGCCATCGCGCTGACGCTAAGTGTTTCTAGCATTCTCGGAGCACTGACCACCTCCGACGAAGAGCGCGTAGATATGGACGCCCTCAAGCTCTGCTCTCGCCTGGCTGGCGACCTGGTCGATGCCGCGCTCGACGCCCTGCGCAAGGAGGGCCAGCAATGAACCTCGCGACACTGCTCAGCAATCAGTGCTCCCCGGTCCCCGATGAAGTTCTGACCGATAAGCAGATCCGCTCCATCAAGTTGGATCGTGGTACGGCTCGCCATGCGGCTCAGAACATGGCGCTTGGTGTCGCCGCAGTCGGGAAACTGCTGGCGCTTACCAGTGCAGAAGGCGAGCTCGATCAGGAGACCGCCGAGCGTCTCGGATGGTTCTTGGAGGAGGTTGGCGGTGCCATCTACCAGTTGGCGGAGTTCGAACAGGTCTGTTCTGCTCGAATCGATCGGCAGAAGGAGGCTCAGCAATGAGGGCCACGATGGGTATCAGCTTCCGGGCGACTGCGCCGGTTGATCTTTCGAAGGGAGATCAGAAAGCGAATGTCCTGTGCGTGATGGATGACATTGATGCCGACCTCGCGCTGGACAGCGCAGTCGGCCTGCTCGACGCGATTCAAGGCGGGCTCCTCGACATCCTCGACGAGCCGAGTGTTAGTCGTCGCGTAGTCCTACTTCTTCATGCGGCCGAGACAGCCACTGCCCTGGTCCGTGCTGCCCTGGAGGGTGGGGAGGTGGCCAATGACTAGGCGCATTGGAGCGAAAGCACTCGGTGACCAGCTCTACAGCTATATCGGCGCCATCCAGGACTTGGCTACCGCAGTTCGCGAAGACTTGGCTTTCGAAGGTTGCGAGCCGGGCCCGCGCCTGACCGCCGAGCAGGTGGATGCGATCCATCTGTCGATTATCACCATCGCCAGGTTGGCTGGCGAAGACTTGATCCAACTGCTGACCGAGATGGAGGTGCCGGCATGACTGATCTGGCCCCCTTCGGCGGCCAGGCCGCCACCATGACCAGCCGCGAGATCGCGGATCTTGTTGGGTCGCGTCACGACAATGTACGCGTGACCATTGAGCGACTGGCCGAGCGCGGGGTGATTGCTTTACCTGCAATGCAGGAAAAGCCCACCGCTGGCCGCCCCACTCAGGAGTACGTCTTCACCGGCGACCAGGGCAAGCGCGACAGCATCATCGTCGTCGCCCAGCTCTGCCCGGAGTTCACCGCGCGGCTGGTGGATCGCTGGCAGGAACTGGAACAGCAGGCTTCCCGGCCACTGACCGCCGCCGAGCAACTACTGGCCAGCGTGCAACTCACCGTCGATCTGGAGCGGCGGCAGCGGCTGACCGAGCAGCAGGTGGCAGCGCTGACCGAAACCGTCGGCGACATGGACCGATCGCACCCGCTGCTCGACTCGATCCCCAACGGCATGGAGAGCATCACCGCTATCCGGCAGCGGATAGGGAAGCAGTACGGCCTTCCGCCCAGGGTGATCGACGCGGTGGTGCGCGACATGCCGCACAGCCCGCGCCCCTTCGCCATGGTGCGCAGCAAGCACGAGGAACTGAACGCGCGCCCCTACGCGGTCTGGGCAAAGGCCGAGATCAGCAGGGTGTTCGAGCGCTTCGCGCGCGGCTGCACCTTCGTGACCCAACACCGAGCCACGCACCCGGATTTCGGCGCCGGCCGGGAGCGCTTCCAGATGCGCGGCACCCCTTCGCAGGAGATCGGCGAATGACCACACAACCGAAACCGGGCCGGATCACCACTGGCCCCAACGGCCGCCCGGTGATCGCCGGGCCCTGGCCGTCCTACCGTCAATTCCGCGACCTGCCCGAGCGTGAGCGTTGGGTGCTCTACGGCCACGCCAAGGCATGCCGCGGTGCGCTTGAAGACCAAGGGTTCCTCATGGCCGAGGGATACCACGACTTCGTGAAGCGCGTTACCGAGGAGTTAGACATATGAGCGTTCAGGCCATGACCTGGGCACTGGAGCAGCAGGTCGTTACCGATGCCGCCATGAGGCATGTGCTGTTGTGCTTGGCGAACTATGCCAACGAGGCGGGAAAGGGGGCGTTCCCTTCTATCGCCACGCTGAGCAGTGATACAGGGCTATCCGAGCGGACTGTCCAGTACAAGCTCCGGTCCCTCGAGGAGGCTGGTGTTATTCGCCGTGGAAACCAGGCAATCGCTGCCGCTTACATCTCGCACCGGGATCGCCTGCCGATGGTGTACGACCTCTCGATGGAACGGGGTGCAACGGTTGCACCGGGTGCAAATGACGACGTAACGGGGTGCAAACCACGACGTAACGGGGTGCAACTGACGACACAACGGGGTGCAACGGTTGCACCCGATCCGTCACTTAACCACCAAAGAACCACCAAAGAACCTAAAGAGCATGTCCAAACCGGCGAAACCGGTTCGGACGACGTGGGTGATCGGAAGGGAAAAACCGAGTCTGGGAAACGGCCGGCCAAGCCCAATCCTCTGGATGGTTTCGAGGAGTTTTACCAGGCCTACCCAAAGCACAAGGATCGAGCGAAGGCGGAGAAGGCTTGGCGGAAGATCGACCCTGCTCTGCACCCTGTGATCATGGCGGCGCTTCCGAAGCACTGCCGACAGCGTGATTGGCTGAAGGACAACGGCCAGTTCGTTCCGCTGCCGGCCAGTTGGCTCAACGGGCGACGATGGGAAGACGAGATAGCCCCTGATGCTGGCCCGGCATCGAGCTTCACCAACCTCCCCAAACACACCCCCGACATGTACCAGGACCGCGACGATGGCAGAGCAAATTTTTAACTTCTGGCGAAAACCCAACCGCAAGAGCGAAGAAAGCCCTTCTCTTCGCTGCCCGGTTCACGGTGACTACCACTCGATCCAGGTGGAGCAGTTTGATGGTAGCTACTTGACCTGGTCTTGCTCTCGGTGTGTTTGGGATGGGGTGAATCGCGAGCCGGGGAGCGAGGAGTTTTCGGTGGCCCTGGCGGAGAAAACCCAACGCAAGATCAACGAGTTGCTGGTTGGTTCTGGCATCCCCGCTCGCTACCGGGCCAGCACTTTCGAGACTTACCGCACCGACGGCAAGGCGGAGAAGGCGGCGGTGCTGGAAGCATGCCGGGAGTATGCCGAGCGATTCGTGGAGAACTTCCAGGACGGCCGCTGCCTCTTGCTCCTGGGCAACCTTGGGACGGGCAAGACCCATCTCGCGTGCTCAATCGTCCAGTACGTCGTACGGAACCTTCAGGCCCAAGCAGTGATCACCTCGGCGTCGGAGATAATCCGTGTGGCTAAGGGGGCGATGAACCGGGCGGCGAAGTACACCGAACGGGACGCTCTCGAAGAGCTGGCGGGCTTTGACCTGTTGGTGATCGACGAGCTCGGCGCGCAGAGCGGTACCGAGTACGAATTGGGGCTGCTCCACGAGGTGATTGACCGCCGGTATCGGGAGATGCGGCCTACGGTGGTGGTTTCGAACATGAGCGCGCAGGAGGTCGCCAAGTACATCGGTGATCGTGCGGTGGATCGTCTCCGCGAGAACGGCGGCAAGGCTGTTGGTTTCACCTGGGGCTCCGCTCGCCGGGAGGTTCTGGAGTGAGCCGAGAGCTGTACAGCGAAGAGGCTGAGTTCGGCGTGCTCGGCGCTATCTTGCAGTCCGCGCTCCAGCAGAATCAGGAGCTGGTTGACGAGGCCTTGTCCAGCGTGACCGCTGCCGATTTCTACTTCGAGGATAACGCCGCGCTGTTCCAGGCGATCAAGGATTGCTACGAGGAAGGGATTCCCGTCGATCCGGTGACCGTGGGAGTGGTCCGCGATGTGCTGCCCAGCGGCGCGAAGCTCATTCCCTATGCCGGGAACATTGCCCGCAATGTGCCTTCGGTGGCGAACTGGAGGACGTACGTCCGGCACGTCCGGGAGCGGGCCATCCTGCGTTGCTTGATCGACACGGCCGAGTCGGTGAAGGCCTCCGCCACGGATGACCGACCGTTGCCTGAGATCATCGCCAGAGCGCAGCAGGCGATGGCGGACCTGCGCGACCTCGATGACGAGGCGCCGAAGTACAAGCGGCTCGACGAGGTGATGCTCAAGGCTGTCGACGTTATCGACGACAAGTTCAACGGCCGCGCGCCTCAGTGGCCCGGCACTGGCCTGGCCGATCTCGACAAGCTGGTGCGCGGCATCCGCCCTCGGAAACTCACCGTTATCGCCGGCCTTCCCGGCAGTGGCAAGACCACACTTGCCCTGCAAATCGCCCAGTACAACGCCTGCGAGGCGGGGGAGCCGTGGCTGGTGTTCTCCCTGGAAATGCCCGAGGAGGAGTTGGGCGTGCGCTCAATCGCCTCGCTGGGCGGAGTGGACCTGAAGCGCCTGGACGATCCGCAGCAGTTGGGTGACGACGACTGGCCGCGCATCACATCTGCGGTGGCCAAGGCCAAGGGGGCGCCCTTGTTCATCTGCGACGATCCCAACGTGACCGCCAGCCAGATCCGCAGCACCGCGCGGTGTGTCAAGCGTGAGCACGGCCTGGCCGGTATCGTCGTTGACTACCTGGGCCTGATTCCACCAGAGGCGAAAGGGCGCACGCGCAGCGAGGAAGTGGGCAAGACCAACAAGTCGCTGTTGCGCCTGGCCAAGGAGCTCGGCGTTCCAGTCATCGAGCTGGCGCAGCTCAACCGCGACTCGACCAAGCGCCCCGGTAAGCGCCCGCAGTCGAGCGACCTGCGCGACTCGGGGGAGATCGAGGCCGACGCCAGTTGCATCCTGATGGTCCACCGGGACATGGATAGCGAGGCCGGCCAGAACGGCATCACCGAGATCCTGATGACCAAGTGCCGACACGCGCCGCCGGGCATGTGCCTGCTCCAGCAGCAGGGCATGTACGGACGATTCGTCAACTTCGCCGGCCCACGCGAGATGAGCCAAGAGGAGGTCGAGATGGGGCGTAGCTACTTCGCCAACAAACACGGCAAGAAAAAGGGGAAGGCCGCATGAGCAACGTACAACCGATGGCACCCCGCAAGGTCATGACCAGGCTGGAGCGGGAGTTTCTCAAGGTGGCCGGCCAGGAGCTGGCGCAGGTCAAGGTGGGCGGTGCTGCTGCCTTGGCTGCGCTGCTGGTCATGATCGCCAACTGGCACGGTGACCGCGGCACTCTGGGTTTTCACGACTACGGCCGGCTGTGGCTGCAGGACGGCAATGCGAAGGGCGCCGCTGCGGAAACGCTGCTGCGCGATCTGTTTGGCCTGAAAGGCACGCCGAAGGGGGCCGCATGACTGGGGTCTACCGCGATGTGATGCCTGCGATCGTTCGCGTCCTGGCGGCCGATGCCATCGACAACACGGCGAAGCAGAGCTGGCAGAGGCTTATTGACCGAAAGGTCGACGGCGGCTTTCGGGCTCTGCTTTCTGCCCAGGACCAGTTCGAGTTCGATTGCATCCTGCACGCCCTACTGCACCGGGAGCTTTCGCCGGCCGAGTGGGACGTGCTGCACGCTCGCTACTCGACGCACTTTGATCGGCGTGGGCAGGCCATCGAGCGACTGGCGAGCAGGGTGCATTCGCCTGCGCCTTCTCGGTTTCTGGAGCGTGCTGTAGCGACCTGGGCTATCCCGATGATGAAGGGCAAGGACGGAAAGCGATCAACCGCTATCCCGATGCTCCCCAAGAAGTGGTACGACATGAACAACTGGGATGAGGACGCGCGACCGGACTCAACTCGAAACCGCTGGCGCAGGGATATTCGGAAACAGCTTGATCGTTTCGAGGAAGAGGCGTTGGTGCATGTAACCGAGATCCTTGACCGCGAGAAGTTGCTCGATGCGGCTTGACGAATGTGATCGACTGAGCGTAACGTAACCACATCTGTTGATACGTGCGCGCTAAGCTAGATCGACTCCGAAACCCGGCCCTGGTGCCGGGTTTTTTATTGCGCCGCCGGGTTTTGCGCGGCATCATCAGTCCCCCGTCTAACTCGATGCTTTCCTTCCTTGGCTTTCAGCGAGATGGACGGGAAGCCCGGTTGCCCCCGCTCCGGGCTTTTTCATTTGAAGGTCGAAACTCGGTAGACGGCAGTCTCGCCTGCCACATCGGGCTGTAAGCAAAGTGACGGGTTACCGACCCGCAAGGCCTTCACCCTTTGCGATATCCAATCAATGCAGGTGGAGCGCAGGATGCGCACGGGGTAGTGGCCCCTATCCACCTGCACCTATTTCAGAGCCCAGCCTTCGAGCTGGGCTTTTTCGTTTCCGCCGCAAGGCAAGCCAACACGCAGCTAGGCCCGTACAGCCGAACGGCGGATGTCCGCTCATCCATCCGCCCCGCTGCGCTCCTTTTTCCAGGTGAGTGGAGTGGATCAGATGAGTGAAATTGATCTTGATGAGGCCAGCCTGCGTGACCTGGTAATGGTCAATGACGGCCAGGTCGTAACGACATCGCTGAAGGTGGCCGAACGCTTCGGAAAGCGGCACGACAACGTCCTTCGGGCTATCGACAACTTGGATTGCTCGGCTGGTTTCCGTCTCCTCAATTTTGAGGAGACGGTCATGTGGCGGGAAAATCCGAGCGGCGGAGAACCGATCAAGAGTCGAAGCTTCGACATGACCAAGGACGGCTTCATGTTCCTTGTGATGGGCTTTAGGGGTAAAGCCGCAGCTGCCTGGAAAGAAGCTTTCATCCATGCCTTCAACTGGATGGCCGAGCAGTTGTTCAAACGCTCAATGGACTTCAACACCATGCGCAACGAGCTGATGGCGGAGTACCGACAGGAGCGAGGGATTGCCAGCCTGGCTGGCAAGACCCTGCGTCGATGGCAGATCAAGGCACCCGTCATCGAACAGAAGATCATCGAGATCGAGCGCGAAGGGCAGTTGCAGCTGTTTCACGCCTGATCCATCCGGAACCTACCCCGACGAACGAAAGCCCGCCACTGAGCGGGCTTCGTCGTTTTAGAACCCCTGCGAGGGGCAGAGACTATGAAAATGCCAGAACGCCCTGAAACTTGGGCTGCGCTGCTTGCGTGGCTGTCTGCGCACTATCCGCAGTTGTACGCCGCCGGTCTGTCCTTTGTGGTCGCGCTGACCCGGGTGATTTACGGCGGTGGAACGCGGCGCCAGGCGCTGCTCGAGGCAACGCTCTGCACCCTGATCACCTTGGGCCTGATTCCTGTCCTTGAGTGGTTTGGCCTTCCGCAGAACATGGCTACTGCTGCCGGGGTGTTCACCGGTTTCCTGGGTGTGAAGAAGATCGCCGAGTTCGCTGATCGGATCGCCGACTGGAAGTTTCCGCGTCGGGGGGCTGGCGAATGAAGATCACCGCAGATCAACTCGACCGCGCTACCGGCTGCGGTGCTTCTACTGCCGGCCTCTGGGTCGACCACATCAACGGCTCCATGGCTCGGTTTGAGATCAACACGGCTGAGCGGGTGGCGATGTTCCTGGCTCAGGTCGGGCACGAAAGCCAGAGCCTCAAGCGCCTGGTCGAGAACCTGAATTACTCCGCCGAGGGCCTGCTCGCGACCTGGCCGAAGCGGTTCACGCCGGCAGAGGCGAAGCAGTACGCCCGCCAGCCCGAGCACATCGCGAACCGCGTCTACGCAAACCGGATGGGCAACGGGTCGCCGGATACGGGCGATGGGTATCGATACCGTGGCCGCGGCCTGATCATGATCACCGGCCGCGACAACTACACCGAAGCTGCACGTGCCCTGGCGCTGCCACTGGTAGCGCAACCGGAACTGCTGGAGCAACGGACCTGGGCAGCAATCGCCGCGGGATGGTTCTGGCATTCGCGGGGTTTAAACGATCTGGCCGATCAAGGCCGATTTGAGCGGATCATGCTGAAGATCAACGGCGGCTACAACGGCGCAGACGACCGTGCGGCTCGCCTCGAATGGGCGCGCGCAGCGCTGGCGGGTGCGTGATGAGGTGGGTTCCATGGTTGATCGTCGCGCTCGTTGCGATGGGGATGATGTGGCGGATGGACCGCCTGAGCCTGCAAGTGACCGCAGAGCGGGAGCGTGCTGACGTCGCGGCGCAGGAGCGTGACCGCAACCAGCAACTGATTGACCTACAGGCCGGCGTCCTCGCTGAACAGCAACGCCAACTCGGCCGCGTCGCCGAGATCGAACGGCAAACCCGCCAGCTCGGCCAAGCCCTGGAGGTCCAGGGCGCGCGCCATGCTGCGGCGTTACGGGAGTTGAAAGAGAATGACCAGGCTGTTCGCGACTGGCTGCGTGCTGGCATCCCTGCTGGCCTTGGCCGGATGTACGCCCGCCCCGAAACCACTGACCCCAGCGCCTACCGCGCAGCAGGCCAAGTGTCCGCTGACGCCGTGTCGGCTCCCAGGCCGCCCTCCGCTGGCGAACGGTGAGGACGCAACCGCGGCGATCGATGCCGTTGAGGCTGCGTTGACAGCGTGCGCGGTACAGGTGCTGGACTGCATCGAGCGACAGGAGTGATCCATGCCGAGACGACCAGCTAAGCCCTGCGCGTACCCAGGATGCAACGTGCTGATCCGGCAAGGTTCGCACTGCGAGAAGCATGCGGTGCTGGCCCAGCAGCAGCGGGAGAAGCACCTGCAGGCCGTTCACGCTCGCTACAACCAGCGTCGGGATGAGTCCGATGGGTTCTACAAGACCGAGCGCTGGAAGCGGCTCGCCGCCCGATATCGACGGCTGCACCCGATCTGCGAGGAGTGTGACGAAGCTCCGAGCCAGATCACCGACCACATCAAGGCGCGCAAGACTCACCCCGAACTGAGCCTAGTCTGGTCGAACCTGCGCGCCCTGTGTCGGGCGTGCCACAACCGCGTAGGCGAGCGCGTAGGACGGATCGAGAACGGTGCGGATCCTGGCGCCCCGAGGATGCCCCGAATTGGTGCATTGAACCGCCCAGGGGAGGGGGGTGGCTGAAAGTTCTGGCGGCCAACCTCCCGAACGACGGGGGGAACCGGATTTACGCGCCCGCGAAATTAAAAAATCAGGAGTTGCCCGATGGCAGGCGTCGCCAGAGTGGCCGGCCGGGGCCGGAAGCCCAAGCCGACAGCTAAGAAGGCGCTCGCCGGAAACCCCGGCAAGCGGGCGCTGAACAAGGACGAACCCAAGTTTTCGGATGTGACCGATATCGATGCGCCGGGCCACCTTCGGCCTCGTGCTGCGGAGATGTGGTCGATGATCGTGCCGGAGTTACTCGGTGCCGGCGTGCTGGCCATTACCGACATGCACAACGTCGAGGCGTTCTGCGTTGCGTACGACAAGTGGCGCATGGCTGAGGAGGAAGTGCAGAGCTCGGGAATCACAGTAACGAGTGCCCAAGGCAGCCCGATGAAGAACCCCGCGCTCACCGCCGCCAACGAAGCGATGCGCCAGATGGTGACGTTTGGCTCGCTGCTCGGCCTGGATCCCTCCAGCCGGACCCGGCTCATCGGAGGCAACAAGAAGCCGGAGGCGAATCCCTTCGCTGAACTACTGAGGTAAGCAATGGCAAAGGCCGCCTGCGCTAACGTCGACAAGGCGATGGCTTGGGCGAAGACCGTCCTGAAGGGGAAGGTGCCCGCCTGCCTGTATATCCACCAGGCGATCGAGCGGCACTTCTCCGACCTGAAGAAGAGCCGGAGCCGGGATTATCCGTTCTACTTCGACGCCGAAGCCGCGGAGAAGAAGCTGAAGCTGATCCAGCTTCTTCCCCACACGAAGGGGGAATGGGCGCGCCTCCAACTGACAATATCGCTTGAGGCCTGGCAGTTGTTTGGCCTGGCTGTGACCTTCGGCTGGAAGAAAAAGGCTGATGGCTTTCGCCGGTTCCGTGAAAGCTACTGGGAGGTGCCGCGGAAGAACGGCAAGTCGGTGATCGCCGCTGGCACCGGAATCTCGATGTTCGTCGCGGATGGCGAGTTCGGTGCCGAGGTCTACAGCGGCGCTACCACCGAGAAGCAGGCCTGGGAGGTTTTCCGGCCCGCGCGGTTGATGGTGAAGCGCTCGGAACTGCTGATCGCCGCCGCCGGCATCGAGGTGAATGCCTCGAACATGAACACCCCCGCCGATGGCGGACGGTTCGAACCGATCATCGGTGACCCTGGTGATGGTTCCTCCCCGTCCTGTTCGCTGATCGACGAGTTCCACGAGCACGACAACTCCGGCCAGTACGACACGATGCTGACCGGCATGGGCGCTCGCCGACAACCGCTGATGTTCATCATCACCACGGCCGGCGCGAACATCGAGGGACCGTGCTACGACAAGCGCCGCCAGGCGATCGAAATGTTGTCGGGCGTGGTGCCGGACGACGAACTGTTCGCTTGGATCTGGACCCTCGACGAGGGGGACGATTGGACGGACCCGAAGAACCTGGCCAAGGCGAACCCGAACATTGGTGTATCGGTTTACCGGGAGTATCTGGAGAGCCAGTTGGCTCGCGCCATCCGCTCGGCGCGGTTCACGAACACCTTCAAGACGAAGCACCTGAACATCTGGGTTTCGGCGAAGACGGGCTTCTTCAACATGGCCTTGTGGAAGGCCTGCGAGGACAAATCGCTCACGCTGGAGCAGTTCGCCGGCGAGGAGTGTGTCCTGGCCTTCGACCTGGCCCGCAAGCTCGACATGAACAGCATGGCGCGGTTGTTCTGGAGGGATATCGACGGCCGGCGGCACTACTACTGCGTGTCGCCTCGCTTCTGGGTGCCAGAGGATCGGGTCTACGACGAAGACAACAAGCGGATGGCCGAGCGGTTCCAGGCCTGGCTCAACACCGGTCACCTGTACGCAACCGCCGGCGCAGAGGTGGACTACCGCGAAATCCTCGCCGAAGCGCTGGAGGCGAACGAGGCTAACCCTGTTCGTGAGAGTCCGATTGACCCGTTCGGCGCGACTGGCATGAGCCACGAACTGGACGACGAAGGGCTGACCCCAGTGGTCATCACCCAGAACTACACCAACATGAGCTCCCCCATGAAGGAGCTCGAAGCGGCTATCGCCTCAGGCCGGTTCCACCACGACGGCAACCCGATCATGACCTGGTGCATAGGGAACGTGATCGGGAAGTTCCTGCCGGGCAATGACGACGTCGTTCGCCCGATCAAGCAAGGCGAGGACAACAAGATCGACGGTGCTGTGGCGCTGATCATGGCGATCGGGCGTGTCGTTGCGCAGGAGCCGCCGGAAGAAACCCTCTCCGACCACATCGTGAAACACGGTATCAGGAAGCTCTGATGGGAATTTTGAAGAAGCTGGGCCGATGGTTCGGCAAGGGCTCCGACCCGTTGATCATCGATACGCCCGAAAAGCTGGCGCAGGTGCTGGGTGTCGCGTATGAGACGGAGTCGGGGCAGCGGGTCACCACCACCACCGCGATGCAACAGACCGTGGTTTTCAACTGCGTGCGGGTGCTGGCGGAGTCGATCGGAATGTTGCCCTGTCGTCTGTACAAGCAGACGGAGCGCCAGCGCCTTCCGGCCGTAAGCCATCGGCTGTATGACGTACTGGCGCTGGCGCCCAATGGCTACATGACTGCCCAGGAGTTTTGGGAACTCCTCGTTGCCTGCCTGTGCTTGCGCGGTAACTTCTATGCCTACAAGGTCCAGGCCCTGGGCAACGTGGTAGAGCTGTTGCCGATCAACCCGGAAGCCGTCACTCCGAAGCTCAACGACGACTGGACAGTGGAGTACAAGGTCAATTTCAAGAGTGGACCAAGGACGCTGACTCAGGACGATATATGGCATGTCCGGCTGTTCACCCTTGATGGCCTAAATGGTCTGAACCCCATCGCTTACGCCCGTCAGGCTATCGGCCTGGGGCAGGCAATGGAGCGGCACGCGTCCAAGCTCTTCTCGAATGGCGCCGTAACGTCGGGCGTTCTGAAGACCGAACAGACCCTGACGGATGAAGCTTTCACTCGCCTCTCTGAGCAGTTCCAGAGCGAGCACATGGGCACGGCCAACGCCTACAAACCCATGATTCTGGAGATGGGGCTTGATTGGAAACCGATCAGCCTAAACGCCCAGGACACGCAGTTCATCGAGTCGAGAAAGATGACCGAGGCGCAGTTGTGCGGTCTGTTCCGCGTCCCGCCTCACTTGGTGGCGAACCTCGAGAAGATGACGCTGAACAATATCGAGCACATGGGCATGAGCTTCGTGAACTACTCGCTTGTGCCAATCCTCACGCGCATCGAGGCCCGCATCCGAGTCGGGCTGCTGAGCGAGAAGGACAGAAAATCGCACTTCGGCAAGTTCAATGCCGGCGCGCTGATGAGGGGCGACCTCAACGGGCGATACACCTCATACGGCAAGGGGATCCAGTGGGGGATTCTGAGCCCCAACGACTGCCGCGAACTGGAAGACCTCAACCCCCGTCCTGGCGGCGATATCTACCTGACCCCGACCAACATGACCACCAATCCGGAGGCACTCGATGCTGACAAAACAACGCCTTGATGTGCCGCTGACGCTGAAGGCAGTCAACGATGCCGGCGAGTTCGAGGGCTATGGCTCAGTGTTCGGCGTCGTCGACAGCTACGGCGACGTGGTTGTTCGAGGCGCCTTCGAGGCCTCGCTGGCTCGCTGGAAGGAAAAGGGGCGCTTACCCGCGATGCTTTGGCAGCACGACAGCGCCGAGCCGCTCGGGCCCTACACCGAGATGCGCGAAGACGAAAACGGCTTGTATGTGAAGGGCCGCTTGTTGATCGATGACGACCCTCTCGCGAAGCGCGCTCACGCACACATGAAGGCCGGCAGCCTCTCCGGCCTGTCGATCGGCTACATGCTCGATGACTACGAGTACGACAAGGAGAAGGGCATCTGGCTGCTGAAGGCTATCGACCTCTGGGAGGTATCGCTGGTCACCTTCCCGGCCAACGATGAGGCCCGTATCTCCGATGTGAAAACCCTGCTGGCGCGCGGCGAGACGCCGCCGCCGAGCAAAGTGGAGCGAGCCCTGCGCGAGGTTGGGTTCTCTGGCTCCCAGGCCAAGGCCTTCATGGCCAAAGGCTACAGCGCTGCCTGCCCGCGTGATGCGGATGCTGGCGCCGCGCTCGACTCCCTGAAATCCCTGATTAATCGCATGTGAGGAGAACCCCATGCCCGCTGATATCCAAGATGTAAAACAGGTTGCCGAAGAGCTCGGCGCCAAGTTCGACGAGTTCAAGCAGAAGAACGACAAGCGCGTCGAGGCCCTGGAGGCCGAGAAGGGCAAGCTGGTCGAGCAGGTCGAAACCCTCAACGAGAAGTTGGGCCAGTTGGACGACATGAAGTCGGCGCTGGAGAAGGAGTTGGCCGGGATGAAGCGCCCGGATGGCACCGGCACCAAGGCCGCGAGCGAGCACAAGGCCGCCTTCATGCAGTTCGTGCGCAAGGGCATCGATACCGGCCTGGGCGAACTGCAGGCCAAGGCGTTGCAGATCGGCGTCGATGCGGATGGTGGTTACGCTGTCCCGGAGGAACTCGACCGCAACATCATCGAGCTGCTGCGCGACGAGTCGCCGATGCGCCAGGTGTGCAACCAGATCACCGTCGGCACCCCGGACTACAAGCGTCTGGTAAATCTGGGCGGAGCCGGATCTGGCTGGGTCGGCGAGACTGATCCACGTCCGGAAACCAGTACCCCGACCCTGGCGCAGATCAACGCCTTCATGGGCGAACTCTACGCCAACCCGCAAGCCACCCAGACCAGTCTCGACGATATGTTCTTCGATGCCGAGGGCTGGTTGAACAGCGAAGCCGGCCGGGAATTTTCCGAGAAGGAGGGCGCCGCATTCCTGCTGGGCGATGGCGTCAACAAGCCCAAGGGCCTGTTTGCCTATCCCTTCGCCGTGGCCGGCGACAAGACCCGTCCTTACGGCACTCTGCAGCGACTGGTGAGTGGCACCGCCGCCGCCTTCAGCGGCGACAACCTCATCGACTTGGTGCATGCGGTCAAGGCTGGCTATCGCCGTGCTGGCACTTGGATGATGAACAATCTGACGGTTGCCTACGTCCGCAAGCTCAAGGACAGCGAGGGGAACTACCTGTGGCGTCCGGGCCTGGAAGTTGGCCAGCCGTCCATCCTGCTCGGCTACGGCATCACCGAGAACGAGGACATGCCGGATATCGCGGCTGATGCGAATGCCCTCGCCTTCGGCGACTTCAAGCGGGCCTACACCATCGTGGACCGCATCGGCACCCGCGTTCTGCGCGATCCCTACACCAACAAGCCCTATGTCGGCTTCTACACCACCAAGCGCGTCGGCGGCATGCTGGTCGACTCCCAGGCGGTGAAGGTACTGACCCTCTCGGCCGCCCCGGCCCCGTAACCTGGGAGGGCCGGCGCTGGCCGGCCCTCCTTGGAGGACACTGCAATGCCCAAGATTCTGGTCGAAAAGGCGTTCCCGTTCTCTCCGGACGGCAACGTGGTCATAACCGTGGACGTCGGCGAGCAGGAGGTTTCCGACCGCTGCGCGCTGGTGGCAGTGGATCACCTGGGGGTCGCAACTATCGTTGACGGTCCCAGCGGCGGATCTGACCTGAAGAAGCTGACCATGGCGGAACTGAAGGCCATGCTGACTGCGAAGGGTATCCCCTTCGACAAGGGTGCCAACAAGGAAACGCTCCTCGCGCTGGTCCCGAACGATGATTGACCTGAGCGTGGCGAAGGAGCATCTGCGGGTTCGCCACTCCCAGGACGATGAGTACATCCAGGGCTTGATCGCGGATGCGGTGGAGGTGTTCAACGCTCGGACCAACCGGACCTTGCTGGCTCCGGATGATCCGCTGCCGGACCCCGTCGGAAACTCCATCCGCATGACGGGATCGATCCGCCGCGGCGCGCTGATGCTGATCGCGCACTGGTATTCGAATCGGGAGTCAGCAGTCATCGGAACCATTACGTCGGAACTTCCGATGGCCACCCAATATCTCTGGGAGCCCTACCGCTGGATGAACTTGCGCTAGGGCAAACCGAAAGGAGAGCAACATGCAGTTCAAAGCGATACAGCCGCTCTATCGGGGCGGCCGCCTGGTCCAGCCTGGCGAGCTGTTCGATACCACGCTCGAGGACGGTGAGCGCCTGGTAGCGAATGGCGAAGCCCTCGACCCGAGGTCGCGCAAAGTCCCTGCGAAATCGCCCAAGGGTTCCACCCAGGCCGAAGAGAAGTAGGGGGTAGCGATGCGTGCAGGACGGCTCGACACGCCGGCGGATCTGCTGGTGCTTGACGAAGACCTGGCGCCGCGATGCATCGACTGGATCTGGTGCGGCATTCAGACCAAGGAGAACGCGGAGCCGCCGTTTCCGGGTGGGCTGCGGAACCCGGCGAAGGTTGAGGTTCGGGCCTGGTGGGACGAGCGCATTCGGCAAGGACGCTACCTGCGCGCCGATGGGCGCCTCTTCCACATCGACAGCGCCCGCGACTTCACTGGTCGTCGGGCCGAACTGGCGATCACCGCAACAGAGCTGATCGGCGAGCCGGCGACATACCGGCCAGATGGCGCGCCGCCGCGAAACTGCCGGGTGTTTCTGAACTACGATGCGCCCTGGCTGGACGAGAACGGCCAGGCGACGGCCTACAAGATTCGCGCCGAGGTTGCGCTGATCGAGACGGGGAGGGTGCAGGTGGGCGATCTGCTTGAGGTGGATCGAGTGCGCTACTTCGTCGTCGACTACGCCGACGGCACCGACGATGGCATTGTCCGCGGGATCTGGCTGGAGCGTGTGCAATGAGGGCGCCGATCAGGTTGGTCGGCGTCGAGCAGGCGCAAGCGCGCCTCCGGGAAGCCGGCCGGCGCGTTGATCCAGTGATGCGCGGCGCGCTGAATACCACGGCGACGCAGACGAGGAAGCAGCGCTACAACGAACCGATGCGGCCCGCGTTCACCAGTGCCTTCACCAACCGTCGGATCGTGATCAAGCGCGCGAGGTCGGGCCGGATGAACGCGAGGCTTATTCCGTCGTCGTCTGGCGTTAACGTCACGGCATACCGGCGCTGGATCTTCGAGCCAATCAACTCGACGCGGGCGAGGATTTATGTCGTCGGCCCGAACGGTCGGAAAGTTGCCGCAGGCTTCGTCAACCCATCGGGGCGGCTGCAGCGGCCGTTGTCTACCCGCAGTCAGCGGGCCAGGACGGCGCGGGGCCGTTCGCCCAATGTCACCAGCTACACCTATCGGCGCGCCCTGCAGGAAGCACAAGGCCCGTCGGTGGCGTACTGGTTCCGGCTGCTGACTACGGCGAAGACCATCCGCTGGACCAATGCGTTTCTGCGCCAAGAGTTCGAGCGGCGCATCCGCCGCGAGCTCGAAAAGGCCGTCTGAGGAAAACCAACCATGCGAACGAAAGCGAGCCAGGTCACACGCGACCTGCGGGCCCGCCTGGGCGAGATTCGCCCGGTAAACGGCTACTTGACGGACCTGCGGGCAGTTTACGGGCCGACAGAGCGAGTGCCGGACAAAGCCAGCGGGCCATACGCCCTTGTGCGAGTCGCGAACGACGCGCGAACCGGAACGGCGGTACGCCAGGCGACCAGGCTCCGCACGTTCGAAGTCGAGGTTGTATTCCCGCGATCAGCGGAGGAACACGAACTCGATGACGTCCACGTCGACATTCTGCGCGCCCTTGGCTTCGGAGAAGACCAGCCGGAGCGCAAGTTCCCTGGGCTTGTGGAGGATATCGACGAGGCGGTGGCGCAGTTTGCCGAGGCTGGTCGCAACTTCCATACCCTGACCGCAACCATCGGCGTGATCTACGTCGAAACCTACAACTGATCGGCCAGGCCGAGGAGAAAACGATGCTCTACACCCAACTGTTCCGCGGCCCGACGTCGGTCGCACCGTATCCGTCGTCTGTGTACGAGGAGCTGTTCAAGCTGCAAACGACCAGCGCCGAGCCGGAGTCGACCGAGATCACCATCCCCGACCCGACGCGCCTCGGCCTACCTGAACTCGACGGCGTAACGTCCATCACGGCGATCAACATCACCGGCGAGGCCGTCAACTTTTCCCCGCGCGCCGCCGCGGTGATCCTCTACGGCTCTGTTGAGCGTGTGCCATCGGGGACCGTCTCCGAAGAGGTGCATGACGCCTATGTCGATCGCATCATCCGCCTGGCGCACATTCCCCTTGAGGTCAGCAGCGTCACCGGAGCCGGCGGCACGCCGACCTATGTGCGCGGCGTTGACTACGCCGTCACCCCCGGCGGCATCCGTCCTCTGCCGGGCGGCACGCTGGCCGACGCGATCAATGCCACCGCTGCTCCGCCGGATGGTGGGTTGAAGCGTTTGCCGATCGAGGTCAGCTACACCTACCCGACTGTCGACCTGGTGAAGCCGTTCACCACCGGCCGCAAGTTCTACCGGGTGATGTTCGAGCAGACCAACGAAGCTGGCGACGGTGAGAAGCGTCGGATCAACTGCTTCTACGCGCGGATCAGCCTGAACGGCGGCCTGCCGCTGAACCAGGGCGCCGAGTTCGGTGTGATCCCTGTGCAGATCCGCCTTCTGGCCGACCCGAACATCTACGACGTCGGCGAGGCTGCGATCTGGACCTGGGAAGTCCAGAACACCGATGCGGCTTGATGGCCGTAGATCAACCTGGCCCGCCCTGATGGCGGGCCTTTTCATTTGGGTGGCCCATGTCTGACCTTGGAATCCTGTTTCCCGAACCTGAAACCATCTACGTCAACGGCGCGCCGGTGATCGTGCGGCACGTCCGCCTCGCCGACTTCGAGTTGTTCGGGGATATCGCCAGTGACCTGCTCAAGGTGCTGAGCGACGGCACCGTTCCCGCCATCCTGCAGTTCGGCAAGGCCGGATCGGCCAAGCTGCGGAAGATCCTGCGCAGGACCACGAACCTCAGCCGCTGGCGCGTGTATCGCCTGCCTGTCGACGTAGCGATGCAGATCGTCATGCAGGTGATTCGGGTCAACGCCGCTTTTTTCGCCCGCGCCCAGCAAGCGGCAGTGACGACGCTGGCAACGCTGGTTGGGCAGCAGCAGTAACCAGCCTGGTTCGCGCGGGCTTCAGTCTCGATGAGGTTTCGCGCATGACGCTTCAACAGATCGAGGTGTTCATCGAGCAGGTTGGCGCCCAGGTCAAGCAGGACCGGCGCGATCACCTGCTGCTTCGCCGCGCAGCACGCGCACCCCTGAAGGGGTTTAAACAGTTCCTGCAGGAGTTCGACCATGGCCGGTAGAGTGACCACGCAACTGATCGTCGAGGGGGTAAACCGCACCCGGCAGATGTTCAACGAGGTGAATCGCGACCTCAACGTGACGAACAAGGCGTTGGCCGCCAGCGGCAAGTTGCTCGCAGGCTATCTCACGTTCAGCGCGCTCGCCGCCGGGGTGAAGGCGGTAGCGAACACCGCCGACGCCTACCAGGCAATGAACGCCCGCCTGCGGCTGGCGACCGGATCTCAGGAAGAGTTCAACACCGCCCTCGAGGAGTTGCAGCGCATCGCCTACAACACCGGCCAGCCGGTTGAGGCGCTGGTTACGCTGTACGGGCGGATCAGTCGCCCCCTCAAGGAAGCGGGCCGCACCCAGCAGGATATCCTCAAGGTCACCGAGGCCGTGTCGGCGTCGTTCCGCGTGTCGGGCGCCTCTGCGGTCGAGGCTGAGAACGGGGTGGTCCAGTTCGGCCAGGCGCTGGGTGCTGGCGCGCTGCGCGGGGACGAGTTCAACAGCGTGGCCGAACAGGCGCCACGCCTGATGCAGGCTCTGGCTGATGGCATCGGTGTGCCGACCTCGGCACTTAAGGCGCTGGCAGCGGAGGGCAAGCTGACGGCGGCAGTGGTCACCGACGCGCTGATCGGACAGTTGCCCAAGCTGCAGAGCGAACTCGCCTCGTTCGGTGACTCCGTCTCGAAGGAATGGACGGCGATCGAAGACACCATCCGCCGCGGCGTCGGCCAGGCGGACACCGGCCCGCTGATCGAGTCTCTGAAGGAACTGAAGGAGGTGCTGGCCGACCCGACGATCCAGGGCAACCTGACCACGCTGGCCAGCGCCCTGGTGCGCCTGGCTGCCGCAGCGGCTCAAGGTGGCTCGCTGTTCTCCGGCTTTGGTGAGGATCTGGGCTACCTGGCTGCGCGGGTGACCGGAAACGTCACCGAGCTCGACAGGGTGAACAAGGAGATCCAGAAGCTGCAGGCCGCCGAAGACGGCTTCGGCCTGGTCGACTTGTTCATGTCCGACGCGCAGATCAGCGAGCGCCTTGCAGCGTTCAAGAAGTACCGCGAGCAGTTGCTGGAAGAACAGACTGGCATGACGGCAGAGGCGCGAAAGGCGGCCGAGGAAGCCGCCGCCCAGGTCAAGGCGGTCGATGATGCACGTCAGCAAGCTGCGCTCTCGTCGGAGCGTGCGTACTCCGAAGCGTTGCGCCAAGTGCGTGACGGCCGGCTGAAGGCGGTGCAGGACTCTCTCAAGAAGCAGGAGGCGGCCGAGAAAGGCGCGCTGGCAGCGGTTGAGAAAGTTCGGAAGGACCGCCTGGCTATCGAGAAGCGCTACAGCGAAGCGATTGCCGGGCTACAAGCCGGCGTCGGCGGCGACCCGAGCTATGCCTCGGCCCAGACCCTCAAGCAGTCCGCAGCCCAGGCGCTGCGCAAGGGCGACGCCGAGACGGCACAGGCGCAGGCGCAGAAGGCGCTCGAAATGCTTCAGCAACTGCAGGCTGCCGGAGAGAACACATACGGGTTCACCGGCTTCGCTAAGGAGCTCCAGGCCATTGAGCTTGCCGCGAACGATCTGCAGCAGTCGCAGGCAGACGCGAAGCTCGACAGTATCCGTGCGCGGATCGCGGAGCTGTCAGATGCAGCGACCGCGCTCCAGGGCATCGAGATCTCGTTCAACCTCCCGCCGGAGGAGATCGAGGCGATCAAAGCCCAGTTGCAGGCGCTGTCTGAAACGCCTGTCCTGATCCCTGTTCAATTGGTGCCCACCGGCGAAATGTCCGCCGTTAGCGGAACCACGCCTCCGGTCAGCTTCCCCGGCTACGCGACCGGTACCAACAGCGCCGCGCCGGGCATTGCATGGGTCGGCGAGCGAGGTCCGGAACTGGTTGCGTTCGGTGGTGCGGAGAAGGTGTTCCCGAACAGCGTCTCGGCGCTTGCCAGCCGCCTGGCCGGGATGCGCGGGCTAGATGGACTATCGCCGGCCGCCGCCGAGGTTGCGACGTCGGCGCCGAGCTCAGGGCAACTCCCCAACCTGGGGCGGATCGATCTGTCGTTCGGCGGCTCGACTGTCTCGGTCTTCGGGGATCAGCGATCGGTAAACGACATTCTGCGGCTGCAGGCACTCAAGCGAGGCCGCACCGCACGTCCGTAGGAGAACGGCATGGATTACCCGGTTATTACGCTCGGCGGAGTACCCATCCCGCCAGAAGCCGGCGCGCCGGATCAGTCGATGGAGCCCTTGTTCGGCGCGACGGTCGTCAGGATGAGCGACGGTGCTGGCGTGAAGTTGACCCACTGGGACGGCAAGCTCTCCGGCACGTTGACCGGCTCGGGCCTTGTGCCGGTCGGACTCGACGCGCTCGACTACCGATCATCGCTTGAGATGCAGGCGATACAGCCGATCAGCATCGCCCAGGACTCTCCTGCGTTCACGCTGCCAAAGGCGCCGCGCACGGACAAGGAACCGTGGGCGCTGGCGCTGGTTGAGGGGCGCTGGATGCCGACGCCATGCGTGCGTGCAGGCCTGGTTGTGACCGTTACAGAACGCCCGGCAGCGACGCTCTACATGGTCCAGTTCATGCCTCGCTTCAACGTGTTCGCGGACCCGCCGTCGACGTCGATGAACGCCGCGCACGGATGGACCCTGAACTGGCAGGAGGTTTGACATGCTGCTGAACGGCATGCCACTGAACGCCGGCCCGCTGAACGGATTCGGCATGGCCGGCGGCGGAGATGGCCCTGTCGAGATCAAGCCTGGCCAGGCGTTTGCCTGGCGCCTGCGCCTGCTCGTCGACGATGAGGATTGGACGGCACGCCTCGTTGGGGCTGTCGAAGTCGACCGCGAGGAAGGCGCCTCTGGCACCGCTACGTTCACGCTGTACCTCGGCACTGACCCGGTATCGCCGACGTCGTGGGTGGGGCGGGCGGTCACGATCCGCTACCTTTCCACTGCCGAGGGCGTGACCGCAGACGTGGTGAGATTCACCGGCCGCATCGCGGACCCGACGTTCGACGCAGTGGGGCGGACGCTGACTGCGCGCTGCTCCGATCAGTTACAGCAGCGCATCGAGGCGATGGAGATCGCACAGATCGATGCGCTGATCGGCGGCGAGTGGTCATCCGATGTGTTCGAGCCTGTTGAGGGGCGATCGCGCTGGGACTACGCGCAAGAGCGGTTGACGACCGTGGCCGCGGCCCTGGATTGCGCGCCTACCGGCGAGTTGCGTGTGACCAGTCTGTTCTCGCAGCCTCCGGCGTTCGAGTTCGGCGCCGGATCGACCGTCTACAACTCGGTCGAGGTCAGCCTCGGCGACCTGAGCTCGCAGACGAACAGGATCGAGATCGAGTGCGACTACCGATTCAGTCGGCTCTGGCAGTTGAACGCATCGTATGGTTGGCAGCACCCCGGGACGGGTAACGCGGTCGGCGAGGCGGGGTTCTGTAATTGGCGCGGCGATGACACCGAGTTACCGGATGTCGAGATGATCACCTCGGCGACCGAAAGCAGCGGTCAGACATTGTTCTATGCCACCTGGTATCCACTGCCGCCAACCGGGGTCTACTGCAATCCGCCAGCGGCCTGGGTCAATAGTTTCACCGACCTGCTGTTGGGCGGAAATTGGATCGCTGGGAGGCGCTGGACGCAAGCCGTCACCGAGCGCTACCGGCTGGTCATGGAGGTTCAGCCGAGCGTGACGGCGACCGGCCCAATTGTCGGTCGGCAGCGTGCCTCGTTCGAGATCGAGTCGGACAAGGCTTCGGGCTGGGAAAGCGATCCGATCACCGGCGGCAGCACAGGGCACAGCGATGAGAAGGACGACAACCGGCGTTTGTCCGCGCTGAACTGCTTGTTGGCCCAGGGCGCCACGACGCTCATTGCTGCGCACCGCGGCACGACCGTGACCTGGGATGTGCCGACGTCGATGATCCTGCCGATCGATCTTGTGCATACGCTCCGCCTCGATGATCAGGGCGCGCGTGCGGTGGGCAAGTGTCGACGCATTGTTGACCGGTTCGACCTCGGGTCCGGTAGCGCCCTTACTACGATCTCTATCGCGGTGATGCGAGGTGGCGCTGGCGCCGCAGACCCCCTTGTTCCTCCTGCTGGTTCGTCCGATCCCGTCAGCCCACCGTCTGGCGGCGGACAGCTCTCGACGCAGCTCGGGGGCCGCAACGGCAGTCCCGCGTATGACGATGAGGCGGATGGTTTCTCAGGCAACTGGAGCAACCGCGATCCCGGCGCCGAGTTGTTCCCGCGGCGGTTCTCGCTGACAGCAAACGACATTCCTGAGACCTACCGGGACGAGCATGCGCCTGAGATCGCGGCCACCTACCGGGTGGCTGTACCCGATGACGTACTGGAGATGTAGCGATGGCGAGAGCATGGATCAACAACTGGAAGACGACGCTGAGCGCCGGCCTTTCGCCTGGCGAATTGAGCCTGACGGTGCCGGATGCTGCCGCCGCGCTGCTGCCGCTCTCTGGCGGTAACTGGGTGCTGCTGACGCTGGCGGATGCTGCCGGCGCTCAGCATGAGATCGTGAAAGCAACCTCCCGCGCCGGTGGGGTGGTGACGATCGAGCGCGCCCAGGAAGCCACCGCCGACGGCAACTGGCCGGCGGGGTCGGCGATCTATGCAGCCGTCACGGCCGGCGATCTCATGGCACTGCAAGCGCGAATCGCGGCCCTTGAGGGCGGCACTCCCGAAGGAGCCCTGGTCGATGCGAGCGGTTCGGCTCTCGTCGATGGCGCCGGAAACAACCTGATCATGGAGAACAACTGATGGCAACTGTTACGCACGTCCTGTCCGGTGCTGGCGCTCCACCCTCGGCCCCGCCCAGCGTGGGCGCTCATTACGTAAACACGACAAACGGTGACCAATACCTTGCCAAGGGCACGGCCTCTGCGGCGGATTGGGTGAAGCAGGGTGGCGGCGGTGGAAGCGCTCCCTCCGAAGTACTGCACATAACTGGCGCGGGCAATTTCTCGCTTGGGCCGCAGCACGCTGTTGTCGAGGCGCCTCTGAATAACATTCCTGAGAACGAGATCGGGGCTGTCGATATCGACACAGCCTCTTCTCGGCAATTTGATTTGCACGTCAAAGGGAACGCAGATTCAGTGTTTTTTGTCGGGACCGCGGGTGGCGTCGACTTGCCGGGTGGGACGTTCATCGTCGGGATGCAGAGGAATTGGGCTTCAACCCGCGAGTATGGATTCCAGATCCGAGGCATAGACCTAGCTGGTGAGGCCTGGGCGCGTGTGTATTACGACGCCAGCGCTGGGACGATGACCATGCTTGTGCTCGCTGACGTGCCAGCGCCGGCATAAGGAGGTGGATCATGGCTCTATCAGATGAGCGCCGCGGCATCGGCGCGAGGAACGAAGCGATCCGCCGCGCCGGCGGCCAGCGGGTTGAAGCGGAGCGCCGCGGTGACCAGGGCTTGACCGCAGCGCTCAACCGGCTGATCGAGCCGGAGCGTCAGGCACGCGCACTGCGCAAGATCGATCCGCGCGGAGCTCTGGATGCCGCGCGCGGCAGGGCCGACTACAACCCCGCAGGCAAGCAGATCGGCGGGGGCGGTGTGTCCTGGCCGTTGGCCGAAACCGACAAGTCGAAGCGCACGGTGGCCGATGAAGAGATCGTGAGCACCGATGGCCTGGTTGTCGTTGTGTTCAAGCGCGTCACCAGCTTCGAGATGCAGGATGGCGGCGAGAATATCGGCCGTATGGAGTTCAAGGCATGAACCAACTGATGCCCTGGGACGGCGAGGTCGTTCGCATGGGCTGGCCGTGGCACGGAAAGATCCGCCAGCCGGACAAGGATCTGGCCGGCTACGTCACCCTGCCGAACGGGGCGACGCGCCCAGCGATCGCGTACTACGGCACCTGGCCGATGAATCATACGCATCTGTTCGACATCGGCCTGCCGGACCAGGACGACCCGCAGGTCGAGGAGCAGGGCGGGAAGTGGTGGGGGCGAACGATCCTCCGAGGCGGAGGCAATTACGACTATCAGTTGTACTACGGCGGCGCGACGACCTCGGCCGAGGGGCAGCCCTATACAGGCGAAGCGCCGTTCAGGGGGCTTCCTCTCTGGTGGGATAGCGACGAGGAACCGCGACGCCCGCTGTATGTAGATATCTACCTCAATTTTGAGCAGGGCAGCTACTACCTCGATTTTTGGACAAAGGGCGGAACGATTCACGCCCTTCGGAAGAAGATAACGCTTGAGGATGTTGGGCAGGGCGCAGGACAGCCAGAGTGCGCGGTAAAAGATCTGCTCGGGAGCAACTTCGACTACTGGTTTTTTGGTGAAAACGTCAAGCTGGACTACCTGAAGCTGCTGGGGGTCTACCGAAATCGGTTGCTGCTGGGGGTGGTAGTGACACAGGGTGAAGGGATGCGGCAGATTGACCCTCCGCCCGGAACGTCGGTGGTCAGCGGTTCGTCCCCGTCTGGAGCCCCTCAGGGGTTGTATGGTCTCGTCGAGGTGACCATTGCCCCGGATATCCGAGATCCAGAGGCGGATCACAGTCAGACGGTCACAATAGACGTGATCGAGAATCGCCAGGCCGCGCTCGGTAATCCGGTTCATCAGGTGACCGACGAGAGCAGTCAGCCGGGCGATCCCATCGAAACTACGCTCTATCGAGAGGAGTGGAACCAGACCTCCGGGTTGCTGACCGCCTGGTATGACGCCCAGGGCAACATCCATACCGCGCGCTACAACCGACGCCACTATGCACTTAAGGAGTACCGCAACGAGCCAGGCGTGACGACAAGAACAGCGACGGAGCGAAGCAGCGAGGTTGCGCTGTTGAGCGGCTCCGGATCAGTTGTCGACAGCACTGTACTGACAGAGCAGTTCGAGGCGCTCTACATCCCAGGGACAGGACTGCAGATCACTCGGACGGTGAAGTGTACGGGGGAGCCGGATGACGTCACGACTTATACCGACCCAGACCATACGGGTGGCCCGGTGGTTACCCCGCCGACGACGACATTCCCCCCAGGTATGCATATCGTCAACACCGTTGTGACCTACCAGTGGCTGGTGAACGGCGAGAACATGCTGGCCAACCAGGACCAGCATCAGGTGTGGCTCGCCGCGTTGAGCAACAACAGCGCAGCCATCTGCCACATCCGCGATCCGTTCGACTATCCCGAGGGGCAGACCACAACAACTGTCAGCGTTCGCCAGGGGCCGGCCGTGCGCCTCGGCGGCGTGACCTCTGGAACGGTTACCGACACCCTGACCAAGAGTAAGCCCGCGCATGAGTACCGGCGCGGATTTTTCTGGGAGCCAGCCGACCGCTGGGTGCGAGCCAGTTGCAACCCGATCACCGGAGAGCTCTCTCGCGGCCCGGAGTGCATCCAGTACCTGACCAGTTGGGTTTAGCCCCTCTCACTACTTCAAGGAGAAGCCGCATGACGCCGGCCTGTGTACCCCTGCGCGTGGAGCGCGGGGCGACGTTCCGCGACACGATGCGGATCATGCAACCGAGCCTTGTCTACCGGCCGATCACCCAGATCGCGCCGACCGCTCCCGTCCGGCTGACCATCCCTGGGCACGGATTGCCCGGCACGTGGCTGGCCTGGATAGATGGCGTCCAGGGCATGCCCGAACTGAACCGCGCCCGGCTTCGGCAACTGCCTCACCGGGTCGCGTCCATCGACGACAACACCGTCGAGATCAATCTGCTTTCAGCCGTTGGGCTGGCGCCTGTGGGCGGGCAATTGATCTACCAGCCACCCGTTGACCTGGCTGGCACCGAGGTACGGATGCAGATCCGCGACGCGCCAGGCGGGACTGTGCTGATGACGCTGGCGCTCGGCTCCGGCCTTGAGATCGCTGGCGCCGGAACGATCTCGCGGGAGATATCGGCCTCCGATACCGCGGCGTTGGCATGGGCGTCGGCGGTCTACGACGTGGACGTGACATACCCAGATGGCACGGTCCACCGCTACTACAGCGGACCGATCACTGTGAGCCGTGGGGGAGGGGGCGATGGATGACGCCGCCGAGCCCTGGGCGCTGGCGATCGAGGTTGATTGCGAGCCGCTTGTGCTCAGCGAGATGCAGGAATACGCAGTCACCGTGACGCCGCCGGCCGATGTGCTTGTGGTTGTTGCGGGTGACCAAGGGCCTCCCGGGAGGGATGGCGTAGACGGTGCCCAATGGGGCGCGACTGATTGGTGATGAAATGGCCCAGATTCGATTTTTCAAAGTGGCGACCCTGCCGGGTACGCTGGAGCCGGACAGCTTCTACTTCGTGGAGAACAGCAACTTCGCCGAATCGTATTTGACGAACTCGGCGGGTGTGGCGCGCTCGATCGGCAACAGCGCGATGATCAATGCGCTGATCAACGAGGCGTTGGCCAGCCTGCCCGGCACCGGCGCGCCGATCCTGTTCGTAGCCGATATCGCTGCACGCGATGCCCTGGAGCCTGAGGGCGCAATATTCGTCCTGGTTCAAGATGCGAGCGCGGACCCGACAGTCGAATCGGGCGCTGCGCTGTACGCATGGAACCCTGCGACCAGCGCCTGGCTGAAGGTGGCCGAGTATGAGTCGATGGACGTCGAGCTCAACTGGGACGCGATCAACGGCCGGCCGACTTCGACGCCGGCGCAGATCGACACTGCCGTTTCCCAGGCGCACACGCACGCGAACAAGTCGACGCTGGACAAGTTCGGTGAGGAGTCTGGCCTGGTGCGCTTCAACGGCCAGCCGATCCCGGCCGAGTGGAATGGGACGGCCTGGTAATGGCTGTGCTCCAGACCCACAAGGTCGTCGCGCAACTGCCTGCCGCGCTGGAGCCGAACGCGATCTACTTCGTCCGGCGCAGCACCGGCTACGACCAGTTCGTCACCAACGGCGCGGGCGTCGTGGTGGCATACCCGATGAACGTCCGCATCCCAGCGGCTGTCCCTGGGTATCTCGCCGACGGCTCCATGTTGCGGCTCGCCATGAACCCAGACGGCCAACTGCCGGCGTACACCGCCGGCGGCGCAACTCTCAACCTGCAGGTGCTTTTCAATGGCTGATGTACGACCGACGAAGTTGCAGAACGACGGAAACGGCTACGGCAGTCTCCGCGAGTTCGCCGACGGCGAAACGGTGCCGGTTGCGCTTGGCGGGACAGGTGCGCCGACTGCTGCTGGCGCTCGCACTTCTCTTGGTCTGGGGAGCGCTGCAGTTCGTAGCGCCCTTGGATCAACTGGGGCTTTGTACTCGCGAGACAGCATCCTCGGCGCCGTTTCGCAGTCGAGCGGGGTGCCAACTGGCGCGGTGATCCAGCGGGGTAGTAATGCGAACGGTGAGTTCGTGCGGTTCGCTGATGGAACGCAAATATGCATAGTCACGTTGTTGGGCGACGGTAGTCAGCAGCCAGGTACGTCTATATCACTGCCCCTGCCGGCTGCATTTCTGGGTAATTGGACCACAGGTGTCAGCGTGAGTTGGGCGTCGCATGCGAGCAATCCTTCTGTGGCAAACGGGCTGAAAGTTGCCTATGCAAACGGCTCGACATTGTTCTTCATCCTTCAGGACGCACTGGCCACCAATCGTTTGATTTTCACTTTGGTAGGGAGATGGTTCTGATGATCATCAAGTTGTCACCGTACGCACCACTGCCAGGCAGCGACGAGCACCTGTCGCTGAGCAGGGCTGGCGATGTACTCACCGTGAACGGCCAGGCGTTCGACTTCACACCGTTACCGGAGGGTGGCGAACTGCCGGCTGAGGCTATTGGATCAGAGTGGTTCGCCGGTCCCGCAGTGCGACGTGCCGACCGGCTGGAACTGAGCCTGCGGTTCCCGCTGGCTGATGATGCCAGTGCCGCCGCTCGCTTCCCTGAACCGTTGCTGATCGAGGCCGACGGCCCGGTGGAGTTACCGCGATGATCGACTGGGGCCAGGTAAAGACCGCTGAACAGCAGGCGCAAGAACGCTGGCAGGCTGAGTACGATGCCGCAACCGCGGCGCGGGCGAATGCCTACCGCCTGGAGAGTGACCCGCTCAAGACCGAGGCCGAGTTCGATGCGATCAAAGCCGGCACCGAGCCGGACTACAGCGCCTGGATCGCCAAGGTCGAGGAGATCAAGGCCCGTATCCCGTTGCCTAGTCCACTAGCCGAATAGGTAGTTGTGACGAGGTTCGCGTTTTTGCCACGTTCCGACAGTCTGATATGCGGAGTAGATAGGGATGTTGGTATGGACGAGATGTTGCGGCGTAGGCTCCGGGCGGAGTTACTGGAGGTGGGGTTCCTCAACCAGTGTTGCCTTGACCTGATGGAAAGCATGGAGGCTGAGTTCAGCCTCACTGATGACCAGCGCGAGTGCATCGAGCAGCTCAGCCGATTTCTGCAGGAAGGGATCGGCAAGCTGACATCTCTGTCCGAGCGTGTGGCGGCTGGCGATATTGTTGTGCTTTGTTGA